AGCAGTTACTATTCCACCAGAAATATTAACTGAACCTAGAGTTGATGGGCCTGTAACGTTTAATGATGTTACTGAAGAAATTCCACCAATAACGTTTGTTGAAACTCCAGATAATGTTGAATATGTAGAAATACCGGCCAAGCTTGCATAAGTTGAAGTTCCGATTAAGTTTCCATATAATGTACCAACAAAATTTGAAGATTTAACCTCAGTATTGGTAACATTAAGTGCTCCAACAGCTAAGCGAACACCTGATTGAATTTGATTTGTGCCAATCCCAACTCCATAATTAAAAAGAAAGGCATCGGTATTTAATCCAGCAAAAGTGCCGGATTTAATCCACATTAATTGTTTGTAAGTATCGGGTAATGAATTTATACCAGCAATACTGAAAGAGAATAGTGGACTTCCAACGGTACTTGCTATTGCAATACCACCGTGATTGGCTGTTAAATCTGTGGATATGTCATTGCCAAAGGCATCGGTTGTTATACCTAAGGTTATATCTTTATCTTTAATTTGTAAAGATTGTGCATTTAATACAACAGATGTTCCACCAACACTTAAATTATTTGAAACGTATAAATCACCTAGAACATTAAAATTGTTTGCTGTATTAAGTCTTGATGCTGGAATGAAACCCGAACTTAAATTGCTGGCATTTGTATAATAATTACTGGGATAACCGTTTAAGTATTCCGCATTTAGATTCTGTACTAAAGTTGAAGAAGCGACAGAAATAGGAGAAGTTCCAGTAGTGACTGTGGAAATAAATCTTCCACTTGTTATAACACCACTTATTACAAGACCACTTGTTGTGAAATTTGTAAAAGAAAAATCACCCTTTACCTTTAATGTATCGGTCGTTAAATCTGTAGTAGATGTGACACCTAGAACAGATCTACCAATAACATTTAATACGGTTTTAGATTCCGTATAACTGCTTATACCAATATTTAATTCTAATTCCCTTCCGCTAAGATAATCTGACATTTTTAATTTTTAGTGTTCAAGATACTGGCAACTAGTTTCATATCGGTTCCATTATCACCGTAGACTATCAAAGAATCCCCACTCTCAAGTGTAAATTTTCCGTAAAATGGTTTAAAGCTATCTTTAGCTGGAACTGGTTTTTGTATATGAATTTCTGTAGTTATAGTGACACCAGAAACAACTCTTTGGTGTGAAATAGATACAACGTGAGTTGTATTTCCGCTATTGACAATATTACAAAAAAGAGTAACACCAGTATAACCAACAGGGGCAGTATATACTACTTCTGGCGTAGTACCTACAATTTTAGTAATTGTTTTAAATACATTAAGAGCCAGTGCCATTATATTATATTATCTCCTATATTATTCTTATTTATATGCCTTAAATTCAGTAATCTCTGAGTGAAAAAACTCATTAATTTCTTTCTTGACTTTAGAGCGTAAGTCATTAGCCTTGTAAACGCTCCTTGCTAAATCTACAAATTCTTCAGAAAAATTATTTTCCTTTTCCATTTCTCTTAGAGCATCTTCTATATCCCATAACATAGAATTAACAGTATAAAGAATTCTAATAAAATTACTTTCTAAAACATTGTGTACTTTTGCAATCTCGGAAAGTTTTTCTAATTCTTTACCTACATCAGTATTTTTAGTATTCTGATATTTTAGCATCAAAATTGTAATCTTATCTAAAAGTTCACCTACTGATACTGGAATTGAAACAATCATATTTAATCTCCACCTAGAGCTAGAATAAAGGGAGTCAGCGTTGAAAATAGACTCTTAGTATATGAAGAACCAGAAACTGTACCTGTATTTTGATTTACAATAACACCATCTCCAATTCTAAAATTACCCGATTGATCTGTGCTAGTATAAACTACAAGACCACCATTTTTTGATACGGTCTCATTTTCCTGTACTGGCACACCACCTAACCAAGGAAGTGCATTATCAATATAATCTCCCGCTCCTATATATTGGAAAGAATGGCCAGATGCTAGAACTCTACTCTGTTTGAAGAAAGGTACTAAAGTTCCTGCCGTTACATTAAACGGCACATTTTCATTAAGAGTTATTCTAAAAATATTATTACCTAGAGGAACTGAACGAGATATTGAATAATAAGTTGGCTTTATTTCTGCGGAAAGTCTAGCGGTACTGAAACCAACAGAGGGTGAACCAATAGTGATTTTTGGAACCCTAGTATAACCACGACCGGAAGATACAATATCAATAGAAGTTATAGAGCCATTTTCAATTGAAGCCACCGCCTGAGCCGCAATTCCCCAAGATGTGTCAGGTTCTTCAATCGTGATATTGGGAACAAATGTATAACCAGTTCCACCATATCCAACTTGAATTGTATCAATTTCTTTATATAAATCTCCAAAATAAACAACTTGCCCATCAAAAGGTCTAACTGAATTTGTTGTTACTTGTCCACCAGAATTATAATAATGTCTAAGAGTTGATACTCCCACATTTACAGTAAAAACTGTGCTGGCAAGAGAAACACTAGGTAGGGAATTTAGATTTCCATTACCCAAATTTGTAGTTAAAATTCCAACCAAATTGTCAATATTTGATAAAACATCTGAACAGGAAAGAGGACTATTATTGGAGCCGGTTACTGGGTCTGGAGCAAGAGCATAATTTTTTATGTTTAGCTGATTGTTTAGGGCAAGTTTTGAGAAGTTTCTTGCGGCAATGAATGCTATAATAGATTCATTCATTTCACCAACAAGACCATTAGTAATTAGTGTCCCATTTTGATTAAAGTATGCTTTGGTTGCATTGATTATTTCTCTGTTCGTATAATTCTTGAGATCGGAAGCTATTGCATCTACAATATAACCAATATCTCTTGCACATTTATTGGTCGTAGAGATGCCAAGATTAGTTGAGGGTAATGCTGAAATATTTCCAGAACCAATAGTGGTAGTAATTATGCTCACTAGTGTATTGATGTTACTTTGAACATCCATACAGGAATTTGCATTGCCAGATTGATCAACGGGAATATTGCTTCCACTTCCTTGATAAGTTGATAAGCCAGAACTAACTGTAAGATTCTTTAAATTTAGTTGATTTGTTACCGCCTTTTTGGCATAGTCTCTTGCCGCATTAAAAGCAGTAATAGATTCATTTGTTTCACCAATCAAACCATTAGAAATTGGAATACCCGAATTGTCAAAATATTGTAAAGCAAATCCCTTTGCATAAGCATTGCCACCAGTAAACACGTCTGTTGCTAGTGCATCAACAAGGTATCCAAGGTCTCTGGCACATTTTGTTCCACCAGTAGAAAATCCACCAACATTTACGGTAGGAAGAGAAGAAGTGTTTCCGGCCCCAATTGTAGTTGTTATTATAGATGTTAAATTATCAATATTGGTTCTTACATTAGAACAAGATAGTGGATTAGTATTTGATAAAGTAACTGGATCTACTGTAAGCGTTAAATCCGAATATGCTGCACCAACAAGAGTATTAGTTATAGCACTCTTCATTAAGTTTCTTGCCTGTTGAAAGGCATTGATTGATTGAGTTTCTTCTCCAACTAATCCATTTACTATTGGCACTCCAGCATTATTAAAATACTGAAGAGCGAATTGTCTTGAGTAGTTATTTCCTCCAGTAAAAACATCAGCAGAAATTGCATCAACAAAGAAACCAATATCTCTTTTACATTTCGCCTGAGTTGTAGATATTCCAGGATATAAAGCCAGAGTATTTGACCAGGCTGTATCTACAATTACATCCCGGTTTCTTTGAATTAGGCGATAAGAATCGTAGTATCTATTTCTATTATTAGGTTGAGCATCACCCGGAAAATAGAAATCTGAATGTGCAATAGCGACTGCTGCAATTGACTTATCAATAATTTCTTGTTTATTGATTTGAATTAAACGAGATGCATCATAATAGCGATTTTGAACGTAAGGAACTGGGTCGGTTGGAAATCTAAAAAATGATGTAATTCCTACAGCAATCGCTGCAAGTGACTTATCAACAATTTCTTGTTTGTTTGCAATTATTGAATTAGAGGCATCTAAATATCTACCTGGAGCTACAGTTTTAATCTCAAAAGTATAACCTTTATTGCCGCTGGGATATGTTAAAATACCTGCTGTAGTATTGCAAGTAAATCCCAGTCCAGAAATAGTGACGGACATTCCGGGATTAAACCCGTGTGCCTGGTTTGTATAGATTGTAGTAATACCACTAGTATTATCATAAATTGCATTTGTAACACCAATTGAACCGGCTGAGAGATTGACATCAAATGTGTCATTATCAACACCAGCATTTGTGGCAATAGAACCTGTATATTTTAATGGACTAACTCCATCTGCAATTAACCCATAGGTTCCAAATGATGAGTTTGAGTTTGTAAGGTCACAGGCTCCGCCTGAACCACAGTAGATTGCAATATTTGGACATATTGTAAAAATTGAAACTAACTGTGCATATGCACTATTGGTAATAGAAACACCAATGCCACCTTGATTGTTCTGAGTATATGAGTCTACAACCATACTCTTAAGTGGACCAATGGCCTTATCGCCATCAATCTGTAGTCCAATACTACCTGGAATAAAGTTAGTACAGTTCCTCACATATGGTGATTTTACAATATTTCTTTGAGTGATGGGGTCAAATGAAAATACAGCCTTTCCCGGCATAGTGCCAACGAAAGAGGCATTCTCAAACATATTCCCTGAACCCCAGTAAAATAGGTCTTTATTAGAATTTTGGGGTTGAATGAAAACTTCTCTAAGATTGGTTGCGCTAAAACTTACATAATCTGGAATGGTAACTGGATTATCTTCAATATAATACCCTGCTGCAATTTCAATAGATGTGCCAGCCTTAGCAATAGCTGCTGCCCCTTTAATTGTAGCTTTTGCGTCTCCCGGCTTTAGACCACTATTTGTATCTTTACCATCTTTATTGACATATAAAATATTTGGTACAGATGAACCTACTGATACTCTTACAACATCTGAACCTATTCCGGCTCTATCGCGAGTAATATAAAGTTCTGCATCATATGTATTGATGGCAATTTGACCCATATCTAAAGATGTGGGCTTCTTTCCAGGAATAGAAGAACGCTTAAAGCGAATACGTGGAGCAGCCATTTATATCGTCTTATTGATTATATATTATTTATCGGACTATTAATACTCCCCTTCATCTATTAATATATTTTGAAGTTGTAAACTGTTATTCAGGCAATCAATTACCGCTTTTGGGCCAGATGTGCAACTATTATTTAGCCATAGGCTATCCATTTCAACTGGGGCAAAACTTGTTGCAACTAATTGCGGACTATCATAAAGACTTGGTTGATTTGATTGAGAAAAACTGCTAGCAAATTGGTATCTTTTATTGGAATATTCCCAAATTAGTGCAGTTTTGTTTCTAGTATTATTTTCACTATAATTAAAAACTATACCTAAATCCCAGGTAGTATTTATTACGGTTCCAATTCCACTATTGGCATTTCCGATCTCAAGTGTTCGGCCATCAATAGTAAGAGCTGGTGTATTAGAGAAAAGATTTCCCAATACTGTTAGATCTTTATTGACTACTACATTTCCCTTAAATTCGGCATCACTTCCGGCAACACCGACTACCGTATTACCAGATGACGAAAGAACACTGTTTCCACCAAGACGTATTTTTCCACTGAAAGAAGTAATTCCAGTGACAGAACCATTACCAATATAAAAAGAAGTTGGACTGTAAATTAGATGGTCTGGACTAATTTGAATACTACTTCCAATGGATAAATTACCAATTGATGGATTGTATGTTAATCCATAATTAGTATAAAGTATTTCCTTTGTTGCTGGGTTATTATTTGAATTAACAAATGTTAAATATAAATTTGCATCAGAAGTTGTACTTTGAGTGTAAACCTTATATGCACTATCAACCAGTGGGTCTTGAACTGTGCTGACCCTGTAAATTCCTGGTCCCAATCTTACCTTAGTTTGATCGCTCATATTGATGCTGTATCCTCCACGATTATTGACCCTCTGACTGGTTTAATAGTTTCGTATTGATTAGTGAGAAGAACATCAAAATAGTTTCTTCCAGCGGATAGTTGTTTTGTTGTTTCTTTATCCATACTGATAGTTACATAACCAGTTTCGCCTAAAACTTCGGCAACGAAAGATTTATATGATTTAGACGATGGATACTTTCTTATTTTGGCAACTGCGGTATAATCACTTACATTTAATGGTGTTCCGTCAAATGAATCAATTAAAAAGGATACAGAAAAATCTGCACCCTTTTCAATAATAATTGAAGTAATTTCTTGAGTTGCCATTTTATTTTAGTTGGTAAACCCTACTTTATTGGCCTTAATAGCAGAGCTGGTATGAATAACATCAGTCGGTAGTTTTTGTAGAAACTCTACATTATACCTGGGGAGTGTTAGGACGTTTGCCGTTCCTGCTCCAACTGAAGTTGAAATACTAACGGTGACTTCAGCTCCAGTATCGTTACATATTCTAACACAAGTTGCAGAATTGAGACTGGTTGCAGCCCCGGCACTAGTGGGGGTTGTGATCTGAGTTTCAATTAGTTTAGTGATTTGCATTATTATAAATCGTTCTTATGTATTATTTATAGTAATAAAAAAGAAGTAGGTGTTTTAGATCTACTTCTTTTTTATTACTATAATTCAAATGAATTTATCATTCATCTTCAGAACCGTTAAACAGGGCAGATGATACTTCTGGTACTAATTCGTCAATCTTATCCAAAGCTTTTCCTGTAAGAATTTCCTTAATTCTATCACTAATTTGTGACTGAGAATCGTCGGCTGCAATTAAATCAAGTAAATCTTGTTCGTCCATTTTAGTGTATAATAACTAAGTCTATTTAGATTTCTCCACCCTTGGGCATTTTCGGTTCTTTGAGTTTAATGGTCGGTTCAACCGGAACTTTACCAGATTGACCATTTATGTTATCACCCGCCTGAGAGGGCGCTACAGGCGCTCCTGTGGCCCCTACAGAGCCTTCTGGTGGCGCCATATTGGGATCTATGGGTAAACCAGTTTGTGGGTCAATTTGAGCATTGGGGTCAGGAATAACTCCATCATCAATTTCCTTATTGATAAGCTCATCCTGCTCAATAATTTCTTCATCGGTCTGACGAAGAATCTTACGACGAAGATAGTCTTGAGAGAAATATCTACCAACATAAGGTTCGGCCATTGTTACCATATTCAAACGTTCGGTAAATAGCTCAGATTCCTTAAGTTCAGCAAAATGGTTATCATAAAGGAAATCAAACTGAATATGCTCAGCCATTCTTTTCCAATCTTCTGGTGTAACAATATTCTTTAATTGAAGTTGTGTTCCCAGCAAGTCAATAAAAAGCTGAGAGAATCTCTTGCGTAGTCTTCCAACAAATTTTGTAAACTTAACTTCGTCTCTTAGAATTTCAGTTGACCGCCCTAGATTGAAACCGCTATCTCCACCAATTCTAGTTTCTGGAACGTTTAATGACTTATATAGATTTCTTTTAAAATATTCCAAATCCGTTAATTCGCCCAAATTGCTGTTTTTAGTATAAATGCCACAGGAAAGAGCAAAAGTATGATAGTTATGAATAGTCTCATCGGAATCAATTGTTAGAGTGCCCACTTCAATTTCATCATTTAGATATTCAATATTTGTGACTGTTATATTTTCATTTTTATGGAGGGGAATCATACTCTGTCCTACAGACAAATCCTTTGCATCAACAAAGCCAATATCATAAATTGGGAATTTGTGGTCGTAGGTACAAATGATACTTTCTCCATTGTCAAGAGTAATTCTCATAACCTTAGCACTCTTTTGAGTAACCCCCGCCCAAGAAATTAAACCGGGTGCAAACTCACCAGTTGTTGGGTGGCAAGAATAAGTCCAAAGTTTCTTACCATCTTTCATTTCAGATTCAATCTCTGAAATTGTTAATTCTCTTCCATCTAGTAGAGATACCTTTGTATCCATTGCTAGACAGCCCGCAGGTAAGGTATCAACTTCAGTACCTCTACCACCTTCACGTCTAGCAAACCAGTAATCTTCCATAAGACTCATAAACTTACGGGAAGTGTCAACTTCGCCTGTAATATTATTATAGTTCATCTTATTACGATACCGCAGCATAACCTCGCGCAGATATTGCTCAGCCTTGGGCTTTGGCATATTACCAACATCAATGTAGAAAATTCTCTTCTCTGTGCTTCGGCTGAGACGATAAATCACAATACTATCTTCAATCATTCTAAGTTGATTGAGAATTTTAATTGCCTTATTGAGATACGAAAGAGTAGTTCCCTTGTTTCGGTCAACAAGACCAGAGGTGCAATATGCGATAGACTCTTTTGTAAATCTAATTCCCTTTTCGGCACCGGCTGACATATCACCGGCTCCCACTGGATAGGATTGTTTTGGATTATAAACAAAATATTCTTCTAGTTCTGGAAATACCATTTCATTTGGACTTTGGTCTCCATACATTTTGGGACCCATAATATCGCGCTTTTGCTTCTTAGTCTGTCTAACAAAGCGGATTTTCATAGAATCCACATACCTAAGATCTTGAATACCGGCGTGTGGGTCTTTGAAATCAATTAGCTTATGATAATGCAATCGTCCATCAATATACCAATTTCTAAAAATTTCGTGACATTTATTGTCAAAATCAAGCATCTCAAGAATATACCTAAATTCTCTACGAATAGAATCTTTTATGCCATCACTTGCATTAAGATTTGATAGTTCAATTTCAACAGGAGAATCATTAGTATCGGAAACAATTGCCTCATTTACAATATCTTCAATCGCAGTATCAACTTCGTGGTGAAGTGACATCTCACGATACCTCTTAATTAGGTCAAATTCAGTCCGGTAGACACCTTCAATATCTACATAAGAGCCAAAAAAGCCAGTAGTCAAATAATGGTCGGAGCCATCTTCATTATTTGGGGGTACTGGCGATAGAATATTTTTAGATAATTTCTTAGAATCATCCTCAATAGAAAAACCAAATAATTTAGCCATTATTAATTGACAATTTTAACTGAGCTATTTAGCTTAAGAAATCACGCTATTTACTTGGTCTTTTTCGCCCTTGGCATCGCCTGCTGTCCAGTGAGTCATATGAAACTCTACTGTAAAAGTTTGAATTTGGTCAGTAGAATCCCAGCTCAAATCAATCGGACTAATATTTGAAGGCCAGGCATTATGTAGAACATAAGTGCGAATTGGGTTAAAAGAAGAATTACTTGTTGCATTTGAAATGGTTGAAGATTCAATACCCGTGTCATAACCCCGACCGAATTGCTTGATGTAAATCTCATTAGCAGTATAAGAAAGTGGTTTGGTTACACCAGTTCCAGTTTCCATACGATTGATGGCATTTGACCAAGCCTCAAATGCAGTACGAATTTTGAAATTCTCATCATTAATAATAGTAGCAGTCCAGGGATCATAAGTTCTATCACCGGGAACCTTTAGTGACCTACCTCTAAAATTAACATCAACTGGATTGACATTAGATCCTGGAATTGCACCGCTTTTAGCCATAAAGGTAAAAGTGTCGTTGTCCCAACCTGGAACAATTGTAGGAAAAGCTGGAATACTGAGTTCAAATAAATTAGCTCGGGTGCCACCACCAGCAAGTTTGGCCTTAAAATCTGTAATCGTTTTTAATGTTGCCATTTTAGTTCTTAAACCTCCGTGTTATTGTTGTAAAAATAAATCAAGCTCGGCCAATCACTTCTTCAAAGCTAACTCCAGTGCGAGTAGCAACAAAGGTAAGAGTGACGTAATTGATTGATTTGACTGGTTTCAGGTAAATATCAGCTCTGAACTCATTGTTATCAATTACTGCATCAGTATTATTGGAAGCATCACAAATAACTCTATAATCATAAATACCACCTTTAGACTGAATATCTCTCAAATAGGGTTCAACAATATTGATGAAGTTTGAGCGAGTTTGTTCAGTGTTGTTTTCAAATAGAGTTGCATTTGCAGTTGAACCTAGAGCTTGTTCAACAGTAAGAAATAGTCTACGAACGTTAATTCTATCAAAAGCGGAGGCATATCCTAGGGCAGTCTTATCACCCCATAGAGTAGGTCCAAAACCAGGGACATTAACAATGGCATTAACGCGGGCTGAATATAGTCTATCGCGTTGATCCTTGTCTGGACTGTAGGCTAGATTAATTGCACCATTAAGAACTCCACGTTGTTGACCTGCTGGAGAGTTCCAAGGATATGCAATAATGCTAGTACGAATCATCAGACCAGCAATATCTGGATTACAAGAAATGTAGCGATAGCGATTATTGAAACGGTCAAAGACATACTTATAACCAGAATCAAATACCGCAAAGGAGCTACTGGAAAGTGAGGTGAAGAACTCAATTACATTATTGGTCTGAGTTTCAGTGTCAGTTAAACCGACAACATCTGTTCTATGAGGCGAAATGGTTGCAATACAATCCTTTCTCTGATTAGCAAGTGAAATGAGTTGATTTGCCTTGGCTTGTGAGTCAATCTTATTGACATAACCAGGACCCATAATGAGATAATCTAGAGGGTACTTTTCCTTATTGGAGAATAGTTGATAACCAGAAATAATTTCAGCTAGTGTGGGTTGCATACCACCATTAGCCCCATAATCTTTACCACCTAAAAGTGAAAATACTGAATTACCAATGGCACTAAAGGTTTTACTTTGAGTGGGAAGATTCCATAGACCTTCAGCAACAGTTAGTTTGGTGAAACCAGAACTAAATCCGGTTGAATAAACAGTTTCGTTGTTGCTATTATCAGAAGGGTTATCGCCAACATAGATGTAATTTGAATTGCTGGCAATGTATTCTTTCCAGAAAATACTTTGAGGTGCATTTACAGTTGAGCGAGCATCATTTGCCTTAGATAAATTTAAATGCTTCTCCAGTAAATTGCCCTGAATACCAGTAATGCTGCCAGTATCATCAACAACTACAACGTGAATGGCATCATTCTTGCTATTTCTTTCTGAGGAATATTGATTAGTGAAAGGCTTGGCTGCAATGGACTTCCAATAAATTGTACTATTGGTAAGAGGAATAACTTGTTCGTTGTACCAATCTTTAACAACAGATGCAGTAGTTGTGGCAACACTGACTCCACTATTGTTGATAATTGATACCGAGTTTGAGGATAGAAAAGACCTTAGCTGAGCACGTTCGGCATAGGTTACTTTAGTTTCAACGTTGGATGAATCTACAACTGAAACAATCTTTACATCAACTGTGCTATTGCCAACACCAGTTACAATGGATTTAAGATAACCATTAAAAAGAGTGGTAGTACCAATACCGGCTGAGGGTTGATTTACTAGAGGAGTTGTGATACCATAACCGGCAACAACTTGAGTTGCAGCAACTCCTACTGTAAGAATTTGATCGGCCTTATCATCAATAATGGCAACCTTTAGATTGTTTGCCCATTCACCTGGAGTTTTGGCTGCAAAAATATAACTTTTTACGTCATCAGTGAAGTTGAGGCTATAGTCTTGAAAATTTTTAATCCTTAAATCAGCCTGACCAACAGTAGAAACACCTAGATTATCGTGCTTAGAATTAGCATTTACTAGATTACTACCATTACTCCGAACTACCTTTAGAGTTCCACCATAAGAGAGAAATTCTGATGCGGATAGCCAATACTCATATTGAGCATCAGTATTTTGGGGTTTACCAAATACTGTGATTAGTTCCTGTTCATTTCTAATATTTACAGCCTGTTCTACTGGTCCAATACTAAAAGGACCGACAATCGCGCCGATATTATCAACAATGTTATCTACACGTCCAACTGTTTGATCAACCTCTCTAATGATATAACCAGGAGATAGTTGCGGGGTCGCCATATTTTATGCCATTCATTAAGTCTTATTAGTATTTATAATAACGGGCATTTAGGTATTTTTAATAATTATATTCCCAGAAATAAGATGCCGCATCATCATTATCGGTTGAAAACCACACGTTACCATCTTGGTCTGTTGTTCCATCTTTTGCAAGAGAAAGGTATCTTTCTGTGATTTCTGGAATAGAAACTGATAATGGAGCAAATCCAAAGGGTAAACCTTCATTTTCTTCCATTTCCTTTTCGTGTTCTTCTCGTATATACTTACGAATGTCAGTCTCTGTCATTTCTTTAAAATAATCTTGAGTGACAATCCAGGCGAAAAGGACTAAACACATTACAAGGTCATCATTTTTACCTTCTTCTGCACTAAAGCTATTATATCTTGATACAAAAGTGGTAAGTTCACCATAAATATCAGAATCTCTAATTAATAGCTTATCCTCTTCAATGAATTGTTTAAGGCTCATACAGCCTTTACTTTTAACTGGCTTTGACATTTTAATGCCATACTTGACACCTTTACCCGAAAAATTCTGACCGGCAACTTGGCCACCTCTACCCAAAGTTTTAGTTTGAATTACATTTGGATACCCATATTCATTGTGTAAAATGTCGGCAACGTGTGCATCGTTATTAATTTCACATAATACATAAGCATTGTTATATGCCCTGGCAACTGGTTCAATAATATCTGGAAATCTTAGAGATGGAATATTATTATTTCTGTATTTTGCAACAACTCTATATGGTATTTGAGATGCATCAAAAATAATAAAGGCTGAATAATCTAATTCAATTCCTTCTGCAATATCTACAGTTATTACATATATTTTATCTGGTTGGGGTTCTTCATATACATCTAGAAGTTCTTGATTGCGTATTGGATGGTCTAAAACCATATTGGATAGTTTTGCGCCACTGATGAGTGTATCAGATGAACCTAAAAATGCGCACTCGTATTCCGCATCCCAACGAGATTGTCCAATATTTGCAATAGTTTCATCTTTAAATGCGACATCATATTTGTCTTGCCAATAAACTCTCATTGGGATGTAATTATTCACTCCCTTTATTGCGTCATCCCACATTCTATAATAATGATTCATACCCGCTGGAGTTGAAACTATTATAACCTTTGATTCTTTACCAGAAGTAATAGTTGGATAAACCGAACTCATAAATTCATCGGCAACTTGGTGCGGCACGAAAGCAAATTCATCAAGAAAGATAATATTATAAGAACCACCTCGCACGGATGATGCGGAAGTTGATGCCGAAAAGATTTTAGAGCCGTTTTCTATTTCTAATGATGCTTTATTCCAAGAAATAACGCCTTGTTGGAGCCATTTTGGAAGATTTTCATAACCTTTTTGTAATCTACTAAGAAGCTCCTTTGCGGTGCTTGCTTTATTTGCCAGGACTGCAATGTTTACGTTATCATTAAAAATGGCATAGTGAAGTAGAAAAGATACTACCGCAGTAGATTTTCCAACTTGGCGAGGGCATAACACTATATTGAATCTATTAGCTTGAAATGAAGTTAGCATCCTTTCTTGAAAGGGATACATATTAAAATTTTGCAACCCGTGGTCAAGGGTTACAATTTTCATATATTTTTTGGCAAAATAAATCGGATCTAGAGAACACCTGATCAATTCTTCTAACTGTTCTGCATTCAAATCAACTCGGGTATTCGCTTTCTTTAAAAGCGGATTACCAAGATAATGTTCTTCCGGCATAATGAATTATATTATTGTACGCTATTTATCAACACTTCCAACTTTTTCTTGCGGCTAATCCACGCTCACCGTGCCAACCTCTAGAACGAGCGCAAAAACTCTTGCGTCGGTTTGCCGCTTCACTACCAGGTTTAACTTTTCTAGTTACTCGTGCCTGAAGATGTGAACCTGTTGCACTATTTAATATTCTTCTTCCCTCTGGCGTTAAACCTGCTCCTTTTTTTACTGGATACTTTTCACCTCTACCCACAGAAAGACTTGGGCCTTCTTCACTTAAACCACTACGTCTTCGATCTAATCTTTTATTGTCATTTCTTATTGCAACTACGGTTCGGTTATCCTCTCCATTCTCCCAGGGGCAAGGCTTATCTTTTGTTTCTTGTTGTTTGGGGGTTGGTTCTTGATTATTTGATGCTTTTTTATTTCTCCAAATCTCTTTTCTAACCTCTCTATTCTTTCTACCATTAGCTACCCTTTTATCGGCTTGAGCTTTTTTTCTTTTTTCCAAATAATCAAAAAGACCTTCTTCAACAGATTCAACTTCTTCCCCAATGGTTTTATTATTAAGTAGATAATTTTTTGAATGACTATTTGGCACTTGAATTAATGGTTGGCCAACATTTTGACTACTTAATTTATAATTTAATACCTTTGCCTCTGGATAAACTTTAACAATGGCATCTGTAACTTCTCTACGGTTAGGAACTCTAACTTGAGGAAAGAAGAGTTGTGAAGACATCATCTTTCCTCTCCAGGAAAAAAGAATCTGCATCACTTGTCCATTTTGGACTGGTATAACTGCTTCTTTAACACAATTTGGAACAGTTTTACCCCTCTTCTTTTTTGTTCCAATCATCTCATAACCCTTCCAACAGGGATCGTCTTTCATCTTTCTAACTTCGGAAAGAGTATAAGGCTTAACTAGGCCAATAAATTCAAACTTGGGATTACCTAAAAGGTCTGTAACTATGGTAGATTCTGTTTGAACAGTCTCTACCTTTTTTAGTTTGCTATAATAATCTGGCTTTTCTGCAAGATGTTGAAGAGCAATTCCTTCGGCTTCTTCTTTATTTGTAGTATGTTCTCCTTCTATTTTAATTCCCATCTTCAGTTGCTTTTGAATAGTTGCAACTGAAACACCGTGCTTTTCTGCAATTTTCTGAACACTTCTTACTGGCTTTGTTCCCTTCACTGACCCTTGTTCTTTTTCGTTTGGATTGCTTTCATCACAGGAACATTCTTCTTCTGTGAGTGATTTCAATACCCTATCAACAACAGATTCACCAAAATTTGGTAGAAGTGGAGTATTTTTTGTTACTTTTTTGATATTTGGAACTGTAGGGAGTTTACTTGTTGGAATATTTCTAGCTGCCTTTGCTCCAGGTTTAGGTTTAGCTTTTTTATGTTCTTCTGGGTCAATTTTAAAAGATGCCTCGTCTATCTTTTCACCAGTATTCAAATATTGTGCAGCATCGGTTGTATAATCGGCAGCTCGGGTAATTTTAGATTGAATCCAGGCTGGGAGCTGTTGGTCTTTACTCTTGATTTTGGATTTCAATAGTTTAATATTCTTTTCAATAGTATCTAATTCAACATTAGACATATACCCTTCAGTATCTTTCTTCATTTAATTTGAATAATAGAGAGCTTTTTGCTATTTATGATTCCTCACTCATTTGCTTCTTTATTAATTTTAATGCTTCAGCCGTTGTTCCAGTAAATACAACATTATTAGTTGTAACACTTGAAGGGCCTTTTGGTCTTTTATCGTCAATATCCTTCATCTTTTGTTGAAGATTAATTAATTTATCGGCTGCATCCGAGACGCTCTTGATAAGATGACCAACAACTTCATATCCCCTGGCCGTATCAAGCTCTTGAGCGAGACTGAGAGCATTTTCAATAGCTTCTTGGCCCTTTTCTATAATTGTATAATAATTATCTCTCGAATACTTATAATCAGTCTCAATATCATTTGATGCCTCCTTGACTACGGGTTCAGATTTAACAATTTCAGCCTCAACATCAACAGGATTAGCAATGTTGAAAGTGTCATTCAATTTTGTAAACTTTTGTGATCTTGCCATTTTATTTAATATTAGATGAAAAGCCAAAACTATCGTCATAAGGAATTAAAGAATTATCGGCTATAGTAATTCTTTTTACGTCTGAACCACTTGGATGAACTTTTATTTCAGTTCCATCTTGACCACGTTTAACCTTTAATTTATTATTATCTTTGCTTTCAACTATTACTTCTTCGCCACCAATATCAAGATAAGAATTGACCGCGATGTTACTAGCATTTAGAACCTCAATCAGTATATCATTGGATGAAATTTCTTTCGTTAAAGTGGTTTCAACAATTCCTGTATAATTTTGAATAGCTCTAGGGGTACTTTCTAAAACTGCATCTCTTATTGGTGATGCTGTCAATTCTCCGGCAACCAAACCAATAGAAACTTTTTTGATTATTTGTGAATCTAAAGAGTTAGAAGAAACCGGACCAAAAATATAAGTTTTTACTGTAAACTTCAAAGTATAAATGAGGGCACGTCTTTCTCTAAAATCTCCTTCATAAGTATCTGAAGTTGAGATATTATCTAAGACTATATCTAAATCTCTTTTCTCCGCTATTGAATCTAGCAAGGTTGCGCTTATTTTTAAGTTTGGTTGAAAATATGGTATAATCTGCTCAATAATTTGGAGCATATCATCATTATGTTTTGTTAATATGCTCAGCTCAAAATTAATATTATAAGGAGCTGGCATAAAAGTCATTCTTAGTGCATTATTATTAATATCTTTAGCACAAAATGAAGTAGTTGTAGTAACTTTTCTAGATGAATCGTAACTTAGACCAACCAATTCATAAGACATTCTGGGTAATGTAATCTGAACTGGCTTATTGAGGTCGGGGACTTCTCTCAATCGGGCTAAAAACTTTTGAGTTGGACCATATGCGATTGGAACCTTTCCTTTAAAAAAGACTTCACCTTCATCGTTTCTCTGTTGAATTTGAATATTATTAAAAAGGCTGCCAAAAACAATAACAACTTTACGAATTGATTCGTTATAAAAATATTCAAACATTAGAAATCACCAAATGGGTTTTTAATTGTAAAATCTACTATACTATTAGATTCCTCTTGAATATCTATGTTATCTGCATATTTATCTAAAATATTGTCACCATAACTGGGAATCTCAATCTTATAGGTAGCACCACTTTCTTGGCCAATTATCGTTTCACCTTGTTTGAATATTCCAGTTGGATTGGAAAGTTGTAGAATACTTGTAGGAGAATCCCAGCTCTTAACTCTTGCGGTTATACTGGATGCACTACTAGTAACTATTTCATTATATTTGTAAGTTCCATATCCAACAAATACTGGACTGGAAATAACAATTGTGGGTGGAGTGGTATAACCTAATCCTGAATTAATTAACTGAATTGAGGTAATAGAACCATTTTCAACTATTGCCTTTGCTTGTGCTGGCTGCGAAGAAATTCCAACAAAAGAAACCGTAACTATTCCAACATAGCCACTACCGCCATCTGAAACTGTAACCGAATTGAGAACACCATTTCCTATTGTTGCTATAGCCTCAGCTTCTGAACCTCCCCCGCCATTGAATATTACAGAAGGTGCGACAGTATAACCAAAGCCAGAATTTGTTATATTGACTGCCTGGACTCTTAATTTATCGGGGTCTGGTCCGCATAAATCTACAATACCACCAATCATTTCTGCAATTCCAGTTGCAGTTTGACCATTAGAAGGAGCAGTTCCAAAAATTACATTTGGAGCTGCCGTGAACCCATAGCCTCTGTTTATCATTGTTACAAATCTTACGCCACCATTTACAACATTTGCAGTTGCTATGGCACTAGAACCTGCACCAACCATTATGTAAGTTTGAATAAAACCTTCGGTTGAAACTTTATCATCAATAATATCAACGTTAGTGTTAATAACCTCATTTTGATAGCGAAACAATTCACAATTTAGACTGTAAGTGTATGTTTTTCCTAACTGATAAAAAGGTTTTTCGTGCTCAACAAATTTTATCTCAAAAATTCTATCCCCCAAGGGGAAATAAATTAAATCTCCTTCTTTAGGGCGAGTTGACAATTCTACATTTGGGAGTCTTTGTATTAGGGGTGCAATATAGGTTTCAAATCTTTCTTTGGATATTGTAATAGTTAAATCATTCATCGGCTGAATACCGAATTTTGTCATCAATGTCCCAGCGCCTTCATAACCATCATATGTTTCAACATATGCTTCTATAGGATAAGCATTATTAAATTCTGACTCAATAACTTCACGAATTACCTTTTTCTTGGTAAGATAAAATCTCGGTAGATAGAAAACATCTACACCATAGATTTTAATAGACTCATTGATTATATCCTGGAGAAGTCCTTGTTCTACTTTGGAATCGTTATGAAAGAATGGATTGAGCATAATTATCCAATTAAATCAAAGACAGGCATTTCATAATCATAAGTCATTCTTTCCATTATAATATCAATTTCTTTTTGGGCATCATCATAAATCTGTCTACCATTAAATTCAACACCACCTGGAAGTTTCATACCTTGATATTTTATTAAATTCTGACCCCACTGACGTTTAATAATAGCGGTAGCGTACCGCTTTATGAATGAATCGTTCCATACTTTATCAGATTCTGATGGGTCCATCGCCCTGTAACAATCAATAACAATAAAATTACCAGCTTGAATATCTGTCCAATTTACATCAAGATATAGTTTGTCGCCTCTTTTATTGAACCGAACAATTTTTTCTGGAGTTAAAATCCAGTCAATATCGGAAAGATACCTTTGTACCATTGTATAAGAAAGAAGTTCCATTGAACCCCAATAATATAAATCATTCAAAAATAGTTGATATTTGATATTAAAAAGGCCACTAGAAAGTGTACTCCCCATAGAGAAATTGAATATCTTATTGACACCAATAATATGTGGAGGGATCTTAATATAATTTGCAGTTTCTGAAAAATTGTAACCGTCAATTGAAGTTGTTGCGGCTCCAACAGGACCTTTAGCTCTATCAATATCTTCTTGTCTTATTTGGTACTTAAGATACGTTTGAATAACACCATCAAAATGGCGCTCTTGGAATAGCTGTAGAGCATCATCAATCAAATCATCAAGTTGTTCATCGGCAATAGCGATATTGATTACAGGAGCCCCCAATTTGCGGAGGCAATAATCAATTAATTCTTGACGAGAAGCTGGTTTAGCCATTATTTATTTTAAAATTGACTCTACTACTATGTATTAAAGTTATTGAAATTTACTTAAGATTGTTTGCAGGATGTTTTTTATCTCTGTAATATCGTCTTTAAGATATTCAATCTCACCCTCAATTTTTTCAACTTTGGTCTTTTCAACCTTTTTAACTTGTGATGCTATGATATATTTTTCATATTCACTTTTATTATTATTCAATATGGCATTGGTTTTTATATCCCTAATTAAGTCGGGATGACCTTCTATTTTAGTATGTTTCATCAATAAGATCCAGCTAGAGCTACAACTCTTAATTCTTTAATTCTAGGAGGATATGCCTGATTAGTAGATGTTCCTACTAATTTGATACTGTAATATCTAAATGATGGTAGATTATCAACGGTAAAGTTATATTCTTTGTACTTAACCTCGTCACCTTCAAATCCAAGAGAATCATTCTTAATAACTTTAGTATCATAAAGTCCACTATTTTTAGAAGAATCTACTACCTTATTAAAAGAATTTAAATTATTATAGCCCGGAAATGGATAATACACTAGGGAATCATCTTTAGTGTTTGAGATTGAATATAGACATTTAATTTCACTGAATACATTAATATGGCCTAACAGATAGATTTTAATTGCATTTGCCGGTAACTCAAGTTCAATTGGAACATTTGCATAAACAAATGCAGATGGGTCTCCATTGAGTGTAGAAACTCTATCATCTAGAGCAAAATCTGTAATTAAATTATCAACTCTATTAGTCGTAAAGCTCAATGCAACTCGCTGTAATTCAATTGCGGGAGATACATATGGATTTTGAGTATTCAGTTGCATATTGAGAGTCAATGACTTATTGCCAATAAATGAATTAAGGTTTTGCTTTTCATTTACCTTTGATGCAACAATTCTTGTGGAATTTAAGTAGTTATTTTCATTTAAAATTATATCAGTAAATCCAGAATCAACATATGATAATTCGTTGCCACCGATGCTAGTTCCCGTTACAGTCCTCATTTTAGTTGTCAAATTTGTCTGAGGAAGAACAACAGCATCTACTAATGGATGAACTATTTCAAATTGAATATTTTGGGTAGCTTCAACATTAGCCCCGCCAGTTGATTTTTCTAGATTGAAATATAATTTACCTAAAGCTGATCCAGAACTTCTATCTGTTAATCCTTGTGGTAGGGATACATTATTTGGTGTGTTTGAAAAGTCTATTTTAATTTTATAATAATCTAGTCCAATTGAATTAGGTTCGGTTGAATCACTAAGAATATGCTCCTTGTTTATTCTTCTTAGAGAAACACCATTCAATTCATATTTCATTACTGGATCTAATGCTGAATAATATCCAGCCAAAGTTTGGTCAATTTGGCGAGTAATTCCGGTTAAACTGTTTCCAGATATTCCAGTATATGCAATAATTTCTTGTCCTATTAAAATGTATCCTGGATTTGAAACAGAAACTGTCACATTCTCAAATACTGTAAAATTGGAAGTATCTTGGATTGCAATATTTCCAGTTGCAGTATTAGAATAAACTGCTGTCAATTTTGTGCTATTTACATCACTAGATATATTTTTCAATATTACTTTATTAACACTGGAATACATTCCGTGATTTTTATGGTTTACCTTAATATGCTCACCATTTTCAATTGTTACTAAACTACTTGGATAAGCCTTGGTTAAATCTGAAGAGTAAATATCACTTGTTACACCGGAATTATTAACATAGCTGAGTGTTTTAGCTGAATTTCCTGAAACAAATTCACCTTGAACGTTATTAACTATAAGTTCATTTATTCCCGCAACATTCTGGACGGAAAGTTGCAAATTCAATCCTAGACTTGAGCTACCTATTTGCGGAGCAGTTAAAACATCTCCAATTAAATATCCATTTCCACCATTAGCAATAGTAGCACCATATGATGCAACCGAACCATTAGTAATGGTAATATTGGCGGTTGCATTTCTACCATTTCCGGTTAGAGAAGTTAAAGGAACATTGTTGAATGTGTATGAACCGGCTAAAGGGGTATAACCAATACCAGCATTAATAATTCCCAGGGTATTTGTTGCTGAACCAGCATAGCCAACATAAATGCCAGTTCCAGTTGAATTAACTTGAGATAGCTTATTACCTGGAGATAAATTTGTTGGGAGTACAGTGGAACCTAGACCTATTCTAATTTCCCTAGAATTTATCTCTAAAGGATTATTAATTAGATTAGCGATCTGATGATTACCTATAGCAAGTTCTGGATTGTAAAAATTAATATCTCCAACTGTTGATTTGAAATTTGCCCTATAGAGAGTAAATTTTAGGTCATCACTTTGAATTGGGGTCCAGGTTGTTCCGTTTTGTGATTTATAAAGAGAACCAGAGAGAGGTTGTTTAGTAACAAAAACACCACTGGTGGAGCTAGAGGCTAAATCCTTTTCTGTTAGTCTTGAAATATGAACGAGGTATTGGTCAGAATTTGATAATAGGCAAATACAATGAAATGTATCACCTTTAATGAAAACTGGAGAATCAAATGTTACTCTAGTTGCTAATGTCCCATCATTAGATGTTGAAATTTTATCTGGAGTTAGAACAACTTCAGAATGACGATAAACAGAATCTGTCGGTAAACCATATTCTAAAGAGCGCAATTGAACAGTTACTGGCAATTCTGCATCTTTACTATAGAAAAATAAATCTAAAGAAGTTACAAAGTAACCACTAATGGGTTTAACATAAAAAGATTGTGCAATCGGGTCTACTAATTTCATTTATTTTTCTATTCTTATATTCTATTTATTTACCAGCAAGTCTTTTGGCTGTTGCATTTAATTGATTTAGGTCTGAAATGCTATTAATCTTTTTAATTCCAGCCTCATTTCTCAACTGCTCAACACTAAAAGATGTTCCATTCTGAGAATTAATACTATCAACCAAACGCTGTCCTTCAGCGTCTTCAGTAATTTTCTTACTACGAATATCAATAACTCCATCTTTCCAGGGGTTTGAAATTTGTACTGTTGGTGTTGGAGCTGGACTCGCAACTTCAACTGTTGGTTCTGTATATTGTGGAGTGCTTTGAGGTTGTTGTGGTGGAGTTGGTATCGGTTGTGGAGGAGTTTGGGGTGGTTCATTCCTAACAATATTTTCCTCAATTGAATTAAGTCTACCTGAAGAGTAGTATTTTTCCTCAGAGAAAGTCGTGGCTACTCCATCAACTAAAGAATTTGTTGAACTATTGGTTAATCTGAAAACTCTAGTTCCGCTTTCAAAAGATGGGTTTTGTTGTATATTTCTATCTGGAATAAATACGCAGCCTACTACATCCCCTGAACTATCGGAAATAAGTTTAATGTCAGTATTAATTATGGCTTCTGCTCCTGAAGTTTGACCTTTAAGGGTCATACCGCTGTCAATATAGCCTCCAAAATTTCCTTGAACCATATTCGCAAGACTGTAAGTGTCAACATTTAGAATTGTTGTTGTTGAAGAATAGTATTCAGGAATGATTTTATCTGTTGAGTATGGGTTTTGTGTATATGTTACAGTTGGAGCATCATATGGACCAAATTTATGGTTACTCTTTGCATTCCTAAATTTAATTTTTGCTCCAGTATTGTTGTTTGTGCCAACTATAACTTCACCGTAATTGAATGTGCCACTAATCATAGTAATTTCAATCAATTTAGGTACGATGAACTTATCCATTGACCTGCCATCAAAATATGAATACATTTTTGTAAATGGCTTCATTCTTTTTGCGGTAAATTCAATATTTCTTGAGCGAAGATAAGGTACAATTTGACTGCTAAGAAGACTATTTCCCTTAGACCAGATGCTAGATACAGCATCCCATAAAACTGGATTTAGACCAGTCTGTTGATCATATCCAAGTGCAAGAAGTTGTTGTGGAGTTGGAGTATAATTAGAAGCCGCAGTGACAACTCTAGTTGAGACTGTTACTTGATCGGCCCAAACATCAGATGAAGGGTATAGTACAATAGTACCACTGAATGTATTATTGCGATATGATGCAACATTATCAACTCTGGTTGAATATGGTTGAACTATTTCTACAACCTCATCGTAATCTAGGGTAACCAGTTCTCCAGTTTTTTTTATATTTGAACCAATCAAATCATTTAAGTATCTTAAGTCAACAAGAGTGTCGGCAACTGTTCCAATTCCAACAATAGAATTAGACGCGATGATAAGGTCTAGTTCGGTAGTATAATGGCTAGGGCGAAGCTCTTCTCGTTTAATATCGATACTATTTTTAATAATAGTATCTTTTTGTTGTGCCATTGTTGATGTAAAATTATCAACAAAAAATCCTGACTTAAATCTATTTAATCCTGAATCGTCTGGAATGAAAAGATTAGACGTATCAGTTTCTAATAATGTCAAAGAAGTATAGTATTCTAAACTTGAAATCCTATCTTCAAGATTTTTAATATCTTCCATTCTGTATCTTTTATGAGATACAAGTTGAATATTTACACCATTTGTGTCACACAAATATGCTGGTAAATACACCGAAGCGATTTCCAATGCCCCATCAATAGGATTTGGCGGTTGCGGCAATTCAGCGGGAACACCAGTTACCAATTGAATTTGACTATTTTTGGTTAAAAATAGCTTATCATATCTGGGGAGATAGAAAGAATAATCAAGATTGATAGATTCATCCGATGCTAAAATATTTTTTGGGTTAGATGATATAGTTGAGAAATCCCTACCCAAAAATTCAAAAGGAGACCTAGAATTTTCTGAGACAAAATATTGAGATACTCTAGGTCTTACATCAACAATATCCGATAAAGGAATTCCATTTACATTAGGTAAATCGCAATAATCAAAGTTTGTATAAGAATTTACTGTTACAATATCTCCTCCGTCTGATGTTAAATAGTTAGCTGATTCAAATACTACAGTTACCTTTTTAGTTGGCTCTTTTACGTTTGGATTTCTTGTGAGTTTTGAATAATCGTAAATTGTAGATTTTTGCCCCGAATCAAATGTAAAGTGTGATGTAATGTTGGAATCGCCAATTTGATTTGATACGATATTTGCAGTAACGCCAGTTTCTTGGAAAGTGACCGTTTCATTTACAGAGAAACTGTCAGAGTTTAAGTACACGAAGTTAATGCTAAGGTCATCTACAGCTCTCACGTAAACGCCCACTGCCCTTGATAAATTACCAATAAACTGTTCTCCAATTAGAAAATCACCAGTTTTATTAGTTTGACCGTTGATGGATGATAAGATTAATTTAGGTAAGGATGCCGAATTTACTGTAGAAGATTCAAACACACCATAAATTTTAGTAACATCTGGAGAAAGTAGACAAATATCATTATCTTGAACTCTTGAACCATAGGGGTAGTTGCCAAAGGTAAGACCATCATTTAATGTGGTATTACCGATACCAGAACCGCTATATTTTGATTTATCAAATGTTACAACATTAATTCTATTTTTATATTTTACTTTTTCTTTAACATTTACCCGCCTTAATGTTGCAATAAGTTTTGCATTTGAATTACTACCTAAACCACTAATGGTTAAAGTTGATGAGCCGTTTCCATATGTAAATTTATCTGGTGTTAGGACTTCAGTTGCTCCGTCTTCTCGGATTAAAACATAACGCTCTTCATCAAATGGTAGAAAAGTTTCATTTGAATCAGATGAAATTGGACCAACCGCATTGGAAGAAATTGTAACATTAAATTGTTTTCTAATAACAAGATTAGAATTTGAGAGATTAACGTTAGAGACTTTATCTTTTGGGAATTTAGTGTAAAGGGTATTATCCTGAGATTTTGTAAATTGTGAAGAAAGAATTGTAAAATCAGACGGATTGATTGCCGATAGTGGAAGTTTACCATCACAAATTCCAGCAACTGAAGATACGCCAACTATAGTTAGAGTTTTTGGATTAACTTTAGTTACCTTTGCATAGGTGCTAGTTGTTATTCCGGGTGAAGTGAATGCTACAATATTTCCAACACTAACGTTACCAACAAAAGTGTCAGTTGTTCTCGTTACAGTAGAAATTCCAGAGTCCAGGGCACTGATATTTACCTGGCCTACTTGTAGAGTTGGATACTGTTTAATATCAGCAGTAAAAGTATATGCAGTACCAACTATTCCATAAACAGATTTTACGTCATTTAGCGAATATGCTGTAACGGCAGTTGCTACTCTTGAATTTTCAATACCATCAAAAACAAGTTTTTCGCCTACCGCAAAAGTGCCCCTAATATCATAGGCAGTGACAATTCCACTATTTCTTGAATCATAACGAAGAAAACCAGTTGCTCCACTAGATTTTCCTACAACTTGACAGGGAATATTGTAAAAATTGCTGCCATCTAAGTTTTGATTGAGAGTAATTTCAGTATATGCCTGAACATCAAATAGCGAGATGTCCCATTCATTTAGATTGAAATTAGTTGAAGAATAAGAACCTGATTCAAGAGCAAAATCGTAAACTCTAGCTAGACCAATTTCTTTTCCAGCCGCAACCGTTTGAATGTTGCCCACTCTTGAATCTCTAAGACTTAACGTGTAATTTGTTGAGATTCCGATGATAGGGGAACCATAAACTCTATTAAGTGTTAAAGTTGACCCAGTATAATAAACAAGTTCTTGCTTTTCTAGTAATTTGGTTGTTCTTGGCTTTTTAAAATCAACAAAAGATGGACTTATCTTTTTGGATTCATACCCCTGAACATAAGCTTTTACTGGTGATACCTGATAAATTCCTAATTCCTCACTAGGAATATTTCCATCATATGTTATTTCTGATGAATTATATACACCATTGTTCCCTAAAAGATTATTTAATGATTCACTAATGGAAACGGACGGTGGATTTACATAATAGTTTCCAGACTCGTCAAAAGTTCTTTTTGCAAATTCTTGCTCTAAAACATTGTAAGAAGAAACTTCTTGTTCCGATACTAAATTTCCATCTCTAACTTCTAAAAGTTGGACAAAATTACTAGGCTTATCTTCATTTGAACCATATTTTGTTAGAATTAATTGTATAGAAAACCTATCAGCTCCGGGTGCGGTATAGTTTGGTGAACCGCTGGCGTTATCCAAAAGTTCAAGTTTATCATAAGAACTTATGATAGTTTCATCAACAAAAAAACCTACCTTATATGACGAACGATTTGAATATTGGTCTAATAGTAAAGTTTGCTTGTAAACGTTTACAAAAGTTCCCCTAATGAAATAAACTCCATCTGTAATTGTAACAGAAGAAGCAATAGAATTACAGTTACTTGTTATGGTGGCTACAACCGTCTCTCCTGCGGTGAAAACTACAGTTTCTCCGGTTGAAATGGTTTCAGTTGAAGATGTTTCTAATGTAAGTTCCTCACCATCTGCAAATAGTTCATTTGTACCATTTGATGAATTTGAACCGATATACTTGAGATAAAGAGTGGCATTACCTCTAGTTGATTCTTCTTGAGTTTTAACTAGTATTACAGTTGCTCTAATACCGCTGGTTTTTCCTCTAATTGTTTTATTAACAAGAAGGGGAATATAGGATGATACGCTAATTCCGTTATATGAATTTTGAAGTTCTACTACTTGGAGATTATTATCATAATCAATATTTCCAGGAATTACAACCGAACCTTCTTTAAAGACGTGACTCCCAAATTTTTCAATCTGATCTTGTAAGATTGATTGTAAATTATTAATTTCTCTTGCCTGAACAGGTTTTGATGGTTTAAAAAGAACCCGATGATAATTATCACCAGGATTAAAATCGTCGTTATAAGGAGTAATATTTAGATTTGTTTCCTGGGGCATTGGGGGTTAGAATAGCAAAATTACTTTAACGTCTTCTTGTTGATTGATAGACCGAGGTGTAGATGGCCTGTTGTCAACGTGAACAATATCTCCAGAATATTTCCTTACTTCAGGATTTGATAGGCCATTTGTAAAGTTTTGCCCTAGATAACTATTATTTATTGTATTGTAATCACCGTTAAAATTAGTATCAATGGGTACAACATTTGATTTACAATATAAATTCAAAGAACCACCAGATGAAGGTGCATTTGTAAACTCATTTACATTGAATCCATAAACAGGCGAGGTATTTTGTGTGCCATCCGTATTAAAGCCCACGAGAGAGCGATCTTGCCAATATTTTAGAACATTATTTGTATAATCAAATGATGCAACTCTCCCGACAGCAGTTACTCCAAGTCCAATAGTTTGCGTGAATACTGAATTTGCTGGAAATGTATTTGAATTTAAATTAGAACCTGAAACTTTAATTGCATATAATGCACTAGCTTTATCTTCACTTAATAATGCTGTTGATCCATTAGTCTGTGCATTTTTTATGATTCCAAATCTAGCTGTCTGGTTGCCGACAATAAAATCTGGATTAAGAGGGTCGTTTTCAAATCTGGAATATAAAATAACCCGAGTTGAGCCCAATTCTCTATAAATATCATAACCGTGACCACCTTTAGGTGGAATGATCACATTAAATACTGGAGCAGTTGTTCCAACTTGAATGTTCGCTGAACTCAAATCAACAGTGCCATAAGTATATCCTGAGCCACCTTTAGTCACAGTAATGGATTCAACCTTTGAATCATTATTGATTACGACTGTTGCTTCCGCTCCAGTACCATCACCTTTAATTTGAACCTTAGTATATGCAGTATTAGGTGTTCCTACAGATACCCCTCTATTTGTAACAGTTACAATTTTTAATTGACCACTTACAGTTGCATTAGACCTTATGGGTGAATATTCTGAATTGGTTTCCCAATCTAGTGGAACTGGGATATAATTGGTTGTGACAAATTTAATTATATCACTAGGTTTTATTGTGTAAATATATTTCCAAATATAACCGTCTGATCCATCCCCGGCACCTCTTGGCTCTAAATCAGTAAAAGTTGGCTCATTTAATGAGGGTCTACCGTTAGGATTTTCTGGGTCTGTGCCATTGAATAAGCAACTGTAAACTTTATAATCCTGATTTACCACATAGTAGTTTGAGGAATAAAGAGAGGTTGCCCCAGAAGGCTTAGATATATTAGTTCTGGTAATATCATTACGATACATATCATAAGTTGTTCCAGATGTCCAGGTTGCTTTTCTAATTACAAGTCTGGCATTATTTGTGGATACCTTTTTAAGAGCAATCATTGTGTCCCAATAATCATTCTCCTGATCAAAGCTATCTTTCGGTGCAGGGGGATATGAATTCCAATCGGGTTGATAATCCGTTGCATTAGGAAGACCAATAAAAGTATAATAGGTATCTTTACCAGTAGACACAGAATCTACAAAGTTCTTCGCTAATGATATTCTGTGTTGTTCTGTAATTATTGCGGACATATTATTCTTTTTAGCTATTTATGTGTAATTTTTATATTTAAGAGGATTAATTCTCTTGACGGCAGGAGATGTGTTTATCCCCGAAATTCCATTATTATAAATTGAAAATTGCCCAGAAGAAATTCCATTTGGTATGGTAATTCTCCCCCAACTGTAAGTTCCATAAAAATTGGTAACTCCAATACCACTTACATTGTTATTATCTACTGAAGTGATAACTTTAACAATAGATGTAGTTCCAATACCGGAAACATATGTACTGGCAATTGAAACTGCTGCTACTCTGTAAACATTATCTATGTATGTTGTACTATTAGAAATTAAATTACCATTCTCATCTAAAGACTTATTGCCGCTGCCGATATAAGAATTTTTAACGACAAAATAGTATCCGGTTTGAATACCACTAATTGTAATTGCAGAACCAACAATATTAGAATTTCTTAAGAAAGAATCTTCGGGGATATAGAGATCAAATACAAGAGCCGTTGATGCAATTCCGACAGAGGTTTTTCCTATGCCAGATATTAGCCCAAAATCTCCCTCATATTTACTTGCAGTTACATCCTGAAAATTATTCTTGGGGCTTTCAATCATAACTTGCGGAGGTGAAGTAAATGTATATCCAACTCCCGGTGTGTTTATCACAATTGAACTAATTGAACCTGTGGTAACCGTTGCGGTTGCATATGCTCTCGATGCCGTAGTTAAGCCCACTGGAATTGGGAATGATATAGCCGGAGGTGTAACATATCCCTTTCCACCATCATTAATGGTTACAGAATTTATTGATCCAGAATTAGATACGGTTACTGTGGCAATTGCAACTCTAACATCATCTTGAGTGATAATTCTCAGTTCATTTCTATAATTTTGAATAGTATTTTCACGTTCATCATCAAAGATTGTCTTAACATTTTCAACAAATAGTACAGTTGTATTAATTCCAACGTTTTTAATAATTTTTGTTGTTGGCTCTATAATTTCCTCATAAATTACTCTATTTTTTGTAACTTCAGCTTGATTAATGAATAGGTCTTCTGTCTGCTTTCTCCATCGTACTGGCCGCACGTATGATACATCTTCGGAAATTCCAGCTCCAGTGTATGTAATAGTATTAACCGAGTCAGATGAAGTAACACTTGAAACTAATCTGTCAGTTTCAGCATAGCCAAAATCATCATCCAATCTAACTAAATCTCCGGGTTTTATAGTCTCTAAAACATCTACGTCAATAACATCTGTTGTACCAGAGCCGCGATAAAATAAAATTGTGCAGGAACAGGTTTCCTTAGGGGGTTCAGTAAATGTTATAAAGCTACTGCCTGTAACAGAATAACTTTCTCCTGGATTTTGAAGGATTCCATTTACAAATATCAAAAGAGTAGTATTAATATCAATTAATGATCCATATGTAGTTCTAATACTCCTTAGTTCATTGTCAATTTTGATTGGGAAAGACCGTCTAATTCCATCAAATAGGCTCTCAATTGAGTCTATAAGCTGCAATTCGCCAAACGTCCAGCCTGAAAATTTATTGTTGTAAATTTCATCCACCAGAATCTTGAACTCAGAATATGATGGGGATAATACAGTAGGAATACCCACTGTACCACCAGTGGCCAAGGTTAGTACATCACCTTTCCTATAACCAAATCCACGTTGAATCATTTCGACATCTATTACACTTGATGCAATACCGACAGTAAGATTAATTTTAGCACCAGTTCCAATTCCAGAAGATAATAGTGGAATATTTGCATAGGGTAGTGGACTGTCAAATTTTACTGTGGGTGGATTTGTGAATGTAAAACCTGCACCAGGATTGGTCAAATTGACCGAAACAACTCTACCATTTAAGACTGATGCTACTCCAACATTTTGAAATGTTGATAATCCAGAAGTCGGAGAATATACTTTAACGTTTACCGTTTGTAGACCCACTCTATATCCAGAACCAGAATTATTAACTGATATTGATGTAATTGTTCCGGCTAAAGAAACGTTAGCGGTGCCACCGGCTGAAACTAATGGTTGTAGACCAAACCCTTGAGTATAGCCGATAGAAACGATAACTCCACCTACAGGTAGTCCAGATCCATTTACATCATTTGACTGTGTTGCAGGGGCTCCTAGGAATCTAATAGAGGAGATTCCAGCCGTTTGTGAAATCGTATAGCTGTTGTAAGCCCTATTAAAACCTGTCAATTCTGATGGTTCTTGAAAAACTTCATTGATAAGAATTGCTCCAGTATTTGTTGCAATTCCAGTAATATTTTGTGAATTGTTTTTTAGTGTGAATGTTGACGAAATACCATTAAATCCACTAGAAATGTCATCAAAAACAAAATTAGTATAATAGGCATCATTAATTGTATTTTTAATACCATTTCGCATAAAAACTCTACCGTTAAAGTTTAATGTTGTTGTAATACCAATAAAATCTTCAACGGGTTGATTTACTACTCCGGGTGAAGTTATATTCATATTAGACGGATTTACAGTAATAGTAATAGTTCCACCACTATTTTCAGTGCGGTCACCTTGACCTATATTACCGTTGTTAATATTACTAAACGCGGTATATTGAAGTGTGCCTGTCCTGCCAGATGCCCCAAATACAATGTTATAGATATTGCTAGTCAAGCTATTTTGGTTTCCAGCCCAATTGATTCCACTATTAGATTCATCAATATATTGAGCTTGTCCTACTGAAGAAGCACTAAGTATGCCTACGGCATTGGCTGGACCACAAAAATCTAAACTACCATCAAGATAGAACGACCCAAATGAAAGGTCAAGATTATTAACCCACTGATTGATTTGAGGTGGACCCGTAATTATTGAAGTAGCAGCCTCAAAATAATAATCAAATCTTTGTTCATTTGGTCCTAGACTACCAGTTCTACCTGTCTGTCCCACAGGAATCAAATTACCAGCCGGGGCATAATTGCCACTCAAATATTGATAGATAAAGTTTCTTGTGTTAGGTATTACTCCTGTAGACAAAGCAAACCCTCTTCTGTTCAATTGAAGTGGTCGGGTGTTGGTGTCATAGTCGGGAATACCCAACCAGGTTGCCTGGTCAGTGGTATAGGTAATTGTAATAATCCCCTCAGTTCCAACTCCAGATGTAGACCCCTGCGAATTACCAGAAAAACAGCAATCAGTTCCAGTTGGAGAAGGCCCCTTGGGTGGTTCAACAAAATGGATAGTATTGTCAACGATATTGTAATCACCTTGTATTTTATAAACAGAAGAATTTATTGCGTGAGTTGCAATACCAGTCCCAACCCATCCCCGATTAACTGATACGCTATTAGTTGAGGCAACACCAACAGAGATTACTTTTACGATTTCATCGTCAATTTTAGCATAATCTCCGCTAGAAAAATCACCAACGCTCATAAATGAAATTGTTGTAGATCCTATTCCAACATAAGAGGTAGTCCGAGTTGATGTAGCCGTTGCCACAATTGGCGCCTGAATAATACCACCTAGAGAAATAATTGCTTTAGTATTTTGGATAGTTGATTTTAGTATATGTGTACTACCTGTACCAACAGAAGAGAGAGTAAGTGGTACTGGTTTTCCTTTAATTGCATTTTCAGCAGTATCCGCAAATCCAATGTCAGTTTCGCTATATTTAATGACATACAGTGTTGATGGTAATTTATTCGTTAAACCAATTCCACTGATATTTGTTGTTTGGATTCCAATTGGAGAGCCGGTATATGAATATGAAACTTTTTCGCCGTTTGTGAAATAATGATTTGGTATTTTTATAATATTATTATTAACATCAACTACAGATTGACTGCTACCATCAAAGTTTCTAAGAAAAATATTTTTATTACTACTGGTTAAATTAAATTGACGAGCAATTCCATCAAAATTTGAACTAATATCATCAATAACTAGAACCCTATTGCCAACTGCTTGTGAGTAGTTTTGCAATATCCTGTTTGTAAAATAAATTTGATTTGAGGCAATATTGGAGCCTATTTTATAGTTATTCTCTGTACCCAAATCGTAGTCATCAATAGCATTTAAATCAACTTCGGAGATGATGAATAGATTTGCATCAGAAAGACCAATATTCTGGTCGGTATCAATACTACTAGACACTTCAGACTCAAGGATAAAATCTGCAAATTTTTTGAAACCAGCAGTGTGAGTTAGACTACTTACGGGATTATTCCAAGTTTCGTAATCAATTTTAGATTTAAGGGAATATGCAAAGGCTTGATAATAATTACTATCTTGTATTCTTTGAAACTCATTGTCAAAAAATCCCTTTTCAGTATTCCATCCTTTTTTTACAATAGATGAAGATTTTATTTCATACTCAGATTTAAATTCATAAACTTTATCCACTGTTCCTTGTGACAGAGAATCGGTTCCTAGAACTACTATTCCTGAGCTAAACTCATCTGCGGTTGATAAAGTTAAAAGTTCATTTTGTTCATTCCAAAATTGAACTTTTCCAATAAGATTTCCCGATGTAACAATTTCATCTCGTAGGAAAGAATTTTTAGTCAATTCAATCGTAAATTGTGGAAAAAACTTTTCGGGGATTACTGAACCCGATGATACTGCGGTATTAAAGATACCTGGGTATTCTCCATAGTTTAACTTATCGGATAAATTATAGGTTATAGTCCCATTAGCACCGCCTATATTTGGAGAGATTTGCTTAATTTCAAATCTTGAATAATCATATGAAGACGAGTTATAACCTTTAGCGGTAGGATCTGTATAGATTGAAACATTTTCAATCAATACTTTATCGCCAACAATAAAGGGAAAATCTAATGGGTTACTATAACTTTGCGCTAAAAATAAAGTTACATCTTTAGTAATATTATTGAATGTAATTGAATTTATTCCGATAGCATTTGAATTATTGGTTGGAATAATTATTGGTTGAACGTTATTGATACCCTTGCTATTCTTAAAAATTGTAACGATACTATCACCAAGAGTGTACCTCAAATCAACATCAGTGACTCTCTTTAATGTTAGACCATCCAATAATACTAAAAATGGAGCTGTATTATAGTTCTTACCTGGTGCGGAAATGACAACGCTTTTGAGTGTTGTTTGTGGAACTACTTTTAAAACTATGGGCGTCTGCGTTATTGGGGTTAATGTTAAATCTGCTGGATAATCATAGCCAATATCATTAATGTTTACATTGTTTATTCTACCAATAGATTTGCTAAAAACTTCAAATATGGCATTTGAACCATTATCTGAAATAACTGAACCAATTCCAGGAAGAGTTTTATAACCACTTCCGCCGGAAGTGACTACAATTCGATCAATAGGGCCACTTGCACTATTTGAATTAGTTGTATATTTTATGTTATTGATATAAATAGATTGTTCGGGAATAGATGCTAGGGTATAATTAAATGAAGTTGAACCAATACCACTAACAATATGTTCACCTGAATATGTGCTTTCAACGAAAATAATTTTGTTGAAATTTGTAATATTCTCTTTATCGTTGTAGACAATTTTATCTGAATTTGGAATTAAATTGTAATACAGTTCATTTGGCAAATTATTGTCATATCTAATGGTAACGTTAGCCGTTGAGTCTATACCGATTTTTCCAGCTTTAATAACATTAAAATTGCTATCGCTATAAGTTGTGTAGAATTTATTGAAAAATTGTTTATCGGTAAATATATCAAAATTAAAAGATGATATTCTTTCAAATCCATTAAAATCAGAAAGGCTTGAATCTGATAAGTCAAATATTATTGAATTACTGTTTAAAACATTAATGCTAGGATTGATTTCTGAAAATGCTCCGGCTGAGGTCCCAGTTAATTCTACAATTTCATTACCTACCACTGAACCATAGTAAGAATTGCTTAATCCAATTTTATCTGAATTTATTACAATTGCATAATAAATACCATTATTCTCTAGACCCATTGTTGGATTGCTTGAGGTGTGAATGATTTTTTTGCCGTTATAGTAACCGTGATTTTTTAACGTAATAAAATTTCCAAAAACATCTGATGTGGTAAAGGTTCTAGGGTTAAGTAGAAGCCTCTGAGTTTCTTTGTTATATGCAACCTTAATAACTTGACTATCTGATGGTAAAACTGATACAGTAACACTATCTCCAGCGGATAATTCCGAAAAATAATCCGTAAAAACTGATACTAGATTTTTATTAACCTGTCCAATAGTTGAGTCGTATGTAGTAATAAGACTATGCTTATATCCTGAACCGCTTGTGTTGTAATATAAAATTTTAGCAGCACTTGTGGTATTATAGCCTACAAAATTGCCAGTTGAACCTATACCAACCTTTTGAGTTGAAAGTCCAACAAAATCACCCGAAAATGATACAACATAGACTGATGTATTATCGTTTAATGTAGTTGTAGTAATTCCATTTGTTACGCTAAATGATGAACCACCATTACTCTTGTAGATCAACTTATCGCCAGTGGTTAAACCGTGTTCGGGAATATAAATTGATTTTGTCGGAACATATACACTCGTTGGGCCAATACCCGGATTGGAAAAAACTATGGTATTACCATATCCAATACCTACCGATTCTGACGGATTAAAATATATTTCCCTATTAAAAGTAGAATTAGTGAAATTCTGCTTTCCTGATGGAATAAAGAATTTTCTAGGAATTTCTTTAATTGGGGTTCCAACGTCGTGTGTAGTTCCAACTGAACCGCCATACTCTCTCTCAACTCTTAGTCTTGAAGATTTTTTGTCAACATTTAAGACTCTTACCTTTTCACTGTTTATTTGAAAAATATCATTTTCTCTAACATAGGGGAAGTTAAAATTTCCGTATAAATTGATATAAGTGATATTTCCGGTTGCAGTTGGGTCCCCTATGCTAGTATTTAAAGTGTAGACTTGAGGAATAACTGAGGCATTGAAAGAATTTTGCAAATATGATTTATTATGAAATAAATTTGAGATGCTTACGTTGTCTTTATCTTCAATAGAATGTGGAATTTTACAATAACCTATAATGCCAAATTCAGAACTTGGAGTAAATTCAACATCATAGAAAGATGTTGAGGCGATGCTAATTGAAGATACTGGCTTTCCAGATATTGAGGCAACTTCAGCAGTTGCATTTATACCACCAGAAATATCACTATTGAATACTAATTTGTCTGCAATTTTATAATTAACACCGCCACTGGAAACAATAACTCTTTCAATTGAACCTGGAAGGGTACTAGTTACAGTTGAGGATTGTTCGTATTGATTAAAAGGTTGAATTAAATATTTGTAAAAACTATTTTCCGAGTTGAAAGCAAATGGAGTTATATTTCTCAACCATCCTGTATCATTTAAATCAATTATATCTTGATTTGAGGCATAACTAAAATTGAAATCTATAATTTTTGAATGATATGTATTTCCAATAAAGTATGGAAATACCGGCTTAAAGTAATTAGCAAATGCACCTGTAGTTTCGTATCCATTTTTTGAAACTGTTGCAAAATAAGCATAAGTTCCATTTGGGAATTCAGGAGTTACACAATAGCGACCATTATGCTCGTCTAAATCTCCGGTATTTGTAAATTGATAATCTTCAACAAAAAATCCTTGAGGATATAAAGTTAAATTGGGCCTATAGCTAGAAAGAGCGATTTTATATGAACTTTCTACAATTTTTATCTTACCTCCATTTTGAGCCTCATAGCCATATGGACCATAAATCGGATTTCCATCATATGCCCACCCTAGAATAGGTGAATGTGAATCAGAAATCTTTTCTTTGTTATTAACAAGTTGTAAATCCGGCTGATAAGTTAAATTACCGGAAACATATTTGGAGGCGGATAAAATTTTCCTTAACTTTCTTGGGGCATAACCGTGGACATATTGTAAACCATATTCAGAATTTATACTCTTAGTGATGATACCATCGTCATCTACAATTTTATTTGTTTGTATTAAACGTTCAATATTATTAATCGTCCATCTTTTCATATTAGCTCTAAGTTGAGCATCCGTGCCGGATGAAATGACATTCAGATATGTATTCCTAGAATCATAACCATAGCCAGAGTTAATAATTTTTACTTCTTTTAACTCACCATTTTTTACAATAGGGGTCAACTTAACCCCAGTACCAGTACCAGAAACGCTAATAATTGGGGGTGCATTATAACCAGAGCCGGAATTTATTACAAGAACTTGAGTTATTTTTCCGTCAATTATAATTGGCTGTACTTGTGCAGACTCTCCACTATTAATCTTGATAGATGGTTGTCTATTATAATTCAGTATATCTTCCTGGCCATATTTTTGACCACCATTTTCAATTGAAACAGAGGTTATTTCCCCCCTGAAAATTGGTTGAATTTCTGCTGAAAAATAAGAACCAGTATTAGTTCCAACTCCAGAAATTCCATCAATAGTTACAACAATTGGCTCATAATTGAAATAATGAGTACCACTGCCCGAATCTGTAAGAGTTACAAATTGACCAGTTTTAAAATTATAATCTGGGGTAGTTGCTGCAACTTCAGATAGTTTAAAGCTATTTTCATTTAGAGGAGTAACATAGTAACTTTCAGTTGTGGTTATACCTGAAATTGGAATATTAGTATAATCTTGATAAACAATCAATTCACCACTCTTAAATCCGTGGCCAACCTTGTTGATTATATTTGTTTCGGTACTAATTCCAGATGAATCAATTGAAACTTTGTGATTTACATAACCAGTTCCATAATTAATTACATTAACGGAAGAAACTCGTGTCTTTGCATCTGCCGAAACGATTCTATGAATTGCTATTCCACTTGGGGTTAAGGTAATAGTATTGATACCAGAGATTGCATCACTATACGTCTTATGAAGCTTAAGTTGCAGAGAATCTACGGTATATGTAAAGTATTGTGAATCGGTTGTTATTCCACTAACTTTAGACTTTCCATCAGGCTTGAATAATACTTTTTCTGCATTATTAAATCCGTGAAATGTAGAGAAACCAATAGTATTATTTACGATTGATGTTGAATCAAAACTAGAGGAATGTTCAAAAAGGCTAATCTCAGCCCTGGCTTTAGCATTTTTACCATTACCACCCGAAATTGTAATGGAAGGCTCAGATGTATAATTAAGTCCAGGATTTACAATTCTAATTTCTTTAAGTTTCCCTATTACTTCACAATTAGCCCGAGCATTAATTCCAGTTTCGTCTGTTATTTCAATTACAGGAGGATTAATAACATCATAGTCACTTCCTGGAGAAATTACAACAATAGAGTCTATAGGGCCATAAAAAACAGCATCTTGTGACTTGTAATTCAAAATCTCTACGCCATTATTCAGAATACCAGTATTTCCAATAGGTGTTTGCGCTGGTTCTGTTGCTGAAACTGATTGAGAAATTTTTCTAAGAAGCTTTTGGTGATTTAATGTCTTGCCCGAAAAATCATTATAAGATAAAGTGTTATTTGTTACAGTACCAAAAAGACTAATAAAATTTCCAGCCTTTAAATTTGTTCTACTTGTTGCAAGAGATAAAGAATCCTTTGTAACTTTCTTTATGTAATAAATTCCTTTTGCAATTCCTAGATTGCTGCTTGAATAATCATAAACTACTACATCCCCGCTAATAAAACCGTGATTTGTATAATTTATTACTGTGCCACTAAAAGAACCATTTAAAGAAATTTCTCTAGCTGATGCAGCTAATGGTTCCTGAAAGTAAACAGGAAGTGATGGTGATGCAACATAATAGTTTTCAGTTGAATCCACATAAACATTTTGAATATTTGCTGAATAGTTACTAACATCTGCAAAATTGGAAGAGTTTGCTCTTGCAACTTGATTTTCAATATAATCAATATTTGAGAATACTAGTTGCCCCTGACCTTGAACGACAAATGTTGTAAAATTTACCTTTGAATATATTGTGGTGCTTATAACAGTTCCATTTTTATAATAAATTTTGATCGCATCGCCAACATTGAGGAAATTATTATCAATAGTTTTGATTTCATATTGACTCGTTAAAGAATCTAATAGCTGTACTGATTCTAAATTATAACAATTTGGAATATTATAGAACCAATTCTTTGAACGAATGTCGGTGCTAGATTTACCCAGTGATTTGGGGCGAATAATATCATCTACGTTCAGATGATATGCCTCATCAATCTCTTTAAATTCACCAATAACTCCTGTTACCCGAACGCTAACTGTATTCGTGGCATTTTGATCAACGTAACCGTAAGCAAAGGCATTTACGGCAACAGTATCGCCAGAATTAAGGTTAAATGTAACACCTGAGCAACCAAAAAATTGATTAATGGATTTTGATGTATATGTTAAAATTGAATTATCACTTAAAAGTAAAGAACCAGATTTAGGAAAACCTACAGTAGAATCTACATCTAAAGTTTTAGCCCCAACTGGAGCAAAACTTGTTAGTTGAGTCTTTGGATGAATTGAAAATTCTCCAAAATGGCTGTTATTTCTATTAAAATCATAATCTAGACTAATAACATAATAAGTTTTTTCTCCACGATAAATTTTCTCTACTTTGCTAATTGCACCAGTGGCTTTGGAGTAATTTTCGGTTTCATCTTGAAAAAGAGTCCTATTTTCTAATAGTAATGGGTCCCCGAAAATGGACTCAACAACTAAATCTTTTGATACTCTATATTCTGCATCAGACGGTGTGAAAAGATAGTCTCTGGGCTTTATTACTGATACTGGTTCACCATAAAGAGCACCAAAAAGAATTTCAAATGCTCTATCTGTTCCTTTGGTTGCATAGAAATCCTTTGACTTTTCTATAAAAGTAGTCTGATTTAGGGTATCTGTAAATTCTCTGCCTTCAAATCCTGGAATCAGTTGCTTTTTTAGCTTTTCTAGAAATCTATTAAGAAAAATAACACTAAGGTTTTCAACAACAGAATTTGCGGAATGACTGGCAGATTCTGATGTTGAAAATTCTAATTCGTAATTGGATGTACCACAAAAACCTCTGACGCAATTATTGAATGTGGTATCGGTTTTATTGGTATATGTTATAATTTCCGAATCTATTTTCAATAAGCCATAAGAATCTGGAAATCCTTTCGTTGATGTTACATTTATTTCTGTATCGGAAAAAGAAATGCCAGTAGATAAGACAGTTGATTGTATATTTTTTGTTAGACTTTCTAGTTTGGTGTAGCTATCAATATTTGAGATTAAATCAAATGGCCCGCCCGCATACTCCCCGGAAACAAAGTATTGCCGTATAAATTCCACCAATAGAGGTGATTCTTCTCTTAGAAAAGAAGGAATTTGACTTTCAACGATAGAACTTATTTTGACTTTCATTTTTATCTGGTTAGATTTCCATTGAGATAGCTTGAGGACATAATGTAGGTTGAACCTGATATATCACTACCAGAAGAAATATCATCTGATACCATATTAACCGTTGAATAATTTAGGTCCATTTGTAGATATAAATCTTGTAAACCTATCACATCATTTGATTTTGGAATAACGGAAATTTCAACTATATTTTGAACTCCATTTTTCTTAACCGTTGATAAAATATTTATTGAACTTATTTTAATCTCTCCGGTGGAATAATTAATGGTTCCAACATTATTACGAATGATTGTTGGAGTATCTTTATTGGTAAACAAAAATAGAGAACCAGTATATTCGTCAAATGGCTTATCTGATAAGTAAACTGTATCAGCTATTCCACTAACAGTGAACCCAGATGACTTTATATTGTAGCCATTAATATTTTTAATATGAAATGGGTTTCCAAAACAGGATTCATAATTGACAAAAGTGTTTAGAATTACTCCGATGTCGCGTCTTAGTTGAACTTTTGTTATATTAGATGTAATGGCAGCGTGACTATCATCAATTAATTTTTGTAATCTGCTATATTTAAATCTGGCACCAAAACTATTAAGATCGTAAGAACTTGAATAGTTTTGAATGTTTTTAGTTACAATATTCTTAATATATTCTGGAGATGAGGCTAAATTTGGATTGTAATATACATCACTGAATATTTCAATATAGAGATATTTTAAATCAATAATTTCTGGAACTATTCCACTTACCGCATAACGCTTTAGTTTATTTTTAAGATTATCTTTAATGCTATTTGGTACAAAATTACCATAAAATGGCTTAATTGTAATGAATACTTTACCATATTGAGGTGGTGATAGAGTTTCCCCGCCATATGCAGTTACACTTTCTGCTTCTGGATAGATTCTCGGAATGATAGATTCATAATCTTCAGGTGTTACACATCTACCTTGAGCTGCATAGTTCTTGGGGGCAAGATTTTTGATTGAATTTATAGATTCAATTTCCTTTCCACCACTAGATGCAATATTGGTTGTAATTACAGAAACACCAGATGTTACTGAATTATTGTTATTATCTACAAGTCTTCCAATAAACGAAAAAGAAGAAACACCATTAGCAGCAAAATCATTAGTTGTAACATAAGAAACCTCAATGTAATTTTGATTTTGTAGATTAACACCAAAGATTCCGTCACCAAAAATTAGTTCATATCTTTGGTCTTCAATTTCTTGAATGAAGAATATTTTGGATGTTGGATTTACATTGAAAAGATTATCAGCAAATGTGAACTTATTTGAATTTGATTCATTTGCACTCTTTCTTACGGTTACTCTAATTGTTGAAGTATCAATCTTTGGATTGTCTAAAATATATCTTTGCGGTGGAGCTGGATTTAATGATTGTACTGTAAATGTATCAACTACAAATGATCCCTCAATTACATCAATAGAATCAAAAAGGGCAATATTATTAACAACTGGTACTGTTATATCGTTAGCAATGGAAAAAGTATAAGATTCATTTCCAAAGGCTAATGAAGAGCACACAAGGCCCTTTTTAAGAGTCAATGAAACTGGATTGCTTGAAAAAGAAGACGTATCAATAAAAAATGAGATATTAGCCCTTGCTGCTGTAGAACTTCTTGGTAAGTAGCCAATTTCTCTTGCTGCTGATACTACATTTTCTCTTAATGTCGCACTATCAAGAAATACTTCATTAGAAATCATATTTCCAATGAAGGCATTAGTATAGGTATTATAGGCAAGAACGTCTATAATTACCGATAGATTTGAGCCTTCAAAATCATAATCGGTAAAGTTTGAATTAGACCTTAGATACTCCTTTAGAGAAGTTCTTATCTGGTCGTAATCTAATGTTGTAAAATTGACTATGGGTGATGTAGCCATTAACGTGTCGGCTGAAGAGCAAAGGATAATTGTTGAGGTTGAGCATCAATTCCAATAATATTGTATCTTATGACAACATCGTAGGCATTTTCATCATAATTTGGATTTACTTCAACTGTTGATAAAAATACTCTGGGCTCATAGTTTCTTATTGTGTTCTCAATTTCACTCTGAATAATTGAGGCTGTTGAATCTGTTAAGTTTTCAAATAAACTTCTTGAGACGTTGCAGCCTAGATTACTTTGAAAAAACCTCTCACCCTGTAAAGTATAGACTAAATTACGAATAGAGCGAGATATTGCTGTTTCATTTTTTATTACAATAGTATCAAAAGTTAAAGGATTAACCTTAAAAGAAGAAGAAATGTCTTTGAAAGATTGACTTATTCGCTCTACTGCCATTATTATAAAGTAATCATTATATCTATTTATTAGCCAAGAATAACTTTTTCTTTATCTTTAGTTTCCTTGCGTTCAAATAGCTCGGTTTCCTCTTCTAATGAAGATTCCATAAACTCTTCGCTATCCACTTCTCTGATTAGTTTTGCTTGTTCCATTGTATTATGGTATGAATGTTATTATTTATCTAAATAATGTTACATTAACAGAAATAAAATGGAAAGCAGGGATTTTACTGGTCTATATGAATCTTATCTTGGTGTTTATGAACAGGAAATTGATGAAGTTACTGGTGGTGGCGAGGTGGAATATAAGCGAGTATTTAGTGGCTCTTCTACAAGACCAGGTGTAAGAATCAACCCGAAGAGAGAAAACGATCCGTACAAAAGAAAGATGGGTAGTTACCCAGCCTATAAAACGCAAGATAAAATAAATCAATTAAATTATGAAAGATCTAATACCCCGAAGGAATCGAGAAGTAAATTAGATACAAGAATTGCAAAATTACAGGCAAGATTTGATAAAGATGGTGGAGAAATGCAAGCTTATAAAGAAGAAGTAGATCTCTACGATCTAGTTCTTGAGTATCTACTAGATGAAGGTCTATGTGAATCGGTTGAAAATGCAGAAATTATGATGGCTCATATGAGCGAGGGTTGGGTTGATTCTATTGTTGAATCGTATCCTATTGGGGATAAAGTAGGACGACAACCAATTATGAGAGTTGTATCTCCAGATGGGGTGGAAAGATCTAAAATAAGAAAAGGGGCTTGGGGTCCATCTGATTACTATATGCACGAGAATCCTAAAGAGATTGCAAATAGAAGATTTCATCAGCATCTAACGGATAAAGAAAGGGAACGAGAGCAAAGAATGGCCGCTGGACGAGCAACAGTTGCACGGAAACGTGGAATTGATAAAGCTACAAATAGATCAGATAGATATGATAGATATGAAGATTACACCACAGATGAGCCTTCGACCGATTATCGTGCTAGAAAGCGCAGAGCAAGCGGTAGATAATCCCAACAAAAAGCCCTCCTAATCGGGGGCTTTTTAATGTCAACCTTGACCGCGATAACGCTTTCGGGCCTTATTTGAGCTAGTGGAAGCATATTTGGTATGCTTTCCGTCACCTTGTCTTGACTTCTTTGGTCTTGATTGAATGTCGCTGGAACTCTTTGCTTTTACTGCCATTGTTTTTCTCCTTAGATGTATTGAAAGTCAATTTTGTCTTCGTCAATTTCGCCATTATAGGCTTTTTCTGCTAATTCAACTAAAATAACCAGAGATTCTTCTTCGGTTATTTGCTTATGAATTACCTCACCGTTGTAAAGAATGTTTAACATAATCAGATTGCGAATGTCTTTTCGTGGCCAACTCTGATTCTGGGATCTACCCATACTTCAAAGCCTTTTTCCTTTGCGGTTAAACAGAAGCCAACATCTTCACCGCAATAATCAACGATTTCTCCATTATTAAAGGATTGAAGCAAAGGTGGCCACCAGGGATATTCCATACTTTCAAATACACCCTTTTGGACCATCAGCCAACCACCACCAACATAATCACAAGTAAATGGCTTCTTTCTGGCAGTCATTGTTTCAATTCTCTCCATATTCATCATACCCTTGTTCTTGACAAATTCATCGGATTCTAACCAAAAAGCACAAGCAGTATGTTCGCGATCTTCGGTTGAATACCAGCCAGATGCAATGGGCCTAGTTTTAGTTTGGTCTACGAATTGTTGAAGACCGAGTAGCTGGTCATTCTCATCGCGCACTTCTTGATAAGAAACTGCATCATCAGGAAGAGCTAGATCACATAGTTGCCAGAAATTCTCAGGAGTGAACGCAATATCACTATCAATCCACATCTGATAATCATATTCTAATTGACCCTGCCAGGGCTTTTGATTAGGACCAGCGAGAACATTAGCCCCTAGAACCTTACAACGGGCAAAATTTACCATACTGCTATAATCTTGTCGTATTTGCACTTGCATATTGTTTGATGCAATTTCAAAACACAACTGAACGAAATTCTTTAGAAAGTTATAAGAACAACCTCGTCCAGGTAGACATAGAACTATGGATTTTCCTTGCATTTTCTGCTTGATTTTATTATAATCCCATTCAGGCTGAACTACTGTAGGTTGCCTTTCCTTAATTTGAAAACCTTTTGCCATATTGTTTGCTTGTATAAAAATAAAGGGTTTGCAATAATGCGTCCTATATAGGTGCTCTTCAACCATAAATAATTTGAAGAACCGAGGATTTTTAGATGATTGATACGGATAAATTAAAGAAACTTATTGATAAGAAATCTGCTGAACTGAGCAAGCCTTCGCCCCAGGGACAGTCACATAATACTCAAACGAAAGATGCTGAGAATAAGTTTAGACGTGACCGCGATAAAATGAAGGAAGATATTGAAATTGTTGCCGATATTCTATTCAATGAAGGATATGTTGATTCTCAAGAATCGTTAAATGTTATTCTTAGTGTTATGAGTGAAGAATTTATTATGGAGGTAGCTCAGAATTATAGAAACGGCTACTTTGATTTTAAAGGTGGAAATTTGGATTCAGGCAGCACTCCCCAGGGAAAATTAACAAGAAAGGCTCTAAAATTAATTGATAGCCCCAAGTTAAAAGATAGACAACGCGCAAATAAAATGGACAGAGTTCTTAAATCATTAACGCATCAACCAGAACTCAATAAAAAGAATGGTTTGAAAAATTCTGCAAATTCTATCGCATATACAAACCGATGAAGACATTTGACGAATTTATCATCGAGGCCAAACATGGTCCCAGAACTCCACGCGAACGAAGACAACAGAGAGGTGAGAATCTCTCAAAAATTTTACAGAGAAGAATGGGGACTAGAGCAAAAATAAGAGGTGGAAGTAAGGAACACATTCATACAACTGCTGAGCCCGATGATGTTTCAATAGAAATAAGAAAATATAAAAATCCTGCTCACTATGCCGCAGGTGAAACTCCGAAAGTCAACACGATTAACGGTAAAAATAAGGTGATCAAAAACTCAGAAAGAGCATTTAGAGCAAGACAGTTATTAAAACAGGTAACTAAAAATCGTAGAAATCCAAAAGGAGCTGTATTTACTACTGATATTGTTCCAAATCTAGAAAGAGAGCACGGTGATTTTGAGAATATCAAAAAGAGAACTCAAAATCTTAAAAAGGCGGTGGAAAATGTACCCAGAGAAATTAAAAAAGCTGGAGCAAAAATCGGTGATGTAGTAATAGGAAAGCCTGGACAGACTCAGAGTGGTGGCCCGGAAAAAGCCGGGAGAAATTCCAGAGCCAGACTATATAAAAAATTACTCCCTAATGCCAGTAAAATGAACCCGGTTACAAATCGTATGATGGGTAGAGTAAATTGAAAACATTTGAAGAATTTATAAATGAGGCAAATCAGCCTAAACCCGATGCTCTTAAAACCATCAGTAAAAACTGGGAAAGAAGGCCAAATTATAGAGGAGTGAATGTTTATGCATCTCAAAATAAAGACCATATAAAAGTTCACGACTTATTTGTACCATCTCATTTGAGAGGTAAAGGTGCTGGTAGTAGAATTATGAAGGGTATCACAAAATTAGCCGATAAACAAGGGTTCAAAGTATCATTAAATCAGGCTCCAGCACCTGGTTATAAGAAAAAGTTGGGCACTTTTTATAAGAATTTTGGATTCAAGCCCAATAAAGGAAGAAATAAAGACTTTACGACAAGAGATACTCATATTAGGCAACCCAATCAAAATAAATAGTTCATCTAATTGTAACATTAATGAAGACTTTTAACGAGTTTATAACCGAAGCAAGAGCAAGACCCTCTCAAAGGGCTAGTAAAGGTGGTAAAACTCCAAAATCTGGCAACAGAAGTGGAAAGTCGGAACTAAACCACGATGTTATTATGAGAGGTGTTCCGGGGTCAGGTAAATCCACAATGGCAAAAAGACTTGCAAAAGCGACAGGAGGTACATCTTATGGATTCGATGATGCCCGTAAAGAAATTCACGGTCATCATAGCGTTCAGGGTCCAATAAAACCTGTTAAAGATCTGACTTATAAAACACTTTCTGGGGCAAATCGTATAAAACCTAGAATTTTAGATAATACTGGAACTGCTAAAAACTTTAAAAAGTCAACTGAAAATGAACTTAAGGATATTGGATTCAGAAATCCACAAGAGGTTTCACCTGATACTAAATCTAGAGCAACATTCCGTCGCAACAGAAAAAGAGACCATTCGGTTCCTCAGTTTGTTCTAAGAAGAATGTCTCAGCAGAATAGAGAAAATCCTGGCAGAAAAGAAGCAATTGAAAGAGGTAGAGAACTTACAAAACGTTATAGGCTTAACCGTAAATCAACCGGGGCCAAATTAGGATTACCAAGAAGAAGAGGTTCAGAATAGATGAAAACATTCAATCAATATAAATACTATAAAAATGGATACTAAAGAACTTTTTAATTTATACGAGTCTTATCTGAATATTTACGAGGCCCCGTTTGAGATTACTGGTCCACACTCTTATAAAACTGGTGATGGTCGCCCTCAAGATGATTCTATAATAAAGAATACTCCAACCGTTGTGGGCACTTATAAAGGTGACGACAGCGCCACAAGAAAAAAAGCAAGAAATAAGGCCGACAAACTTAATCAAGAATATGGGGCTAGTGTCTATAGAGTTAATCGTACCGATGAGCCCAGGAAAAGAGGAACAACTGTAAAAGATTCAGTTGAATCTGATTACGATAAGTTGATTAATGAGAGAACCAATATCAGTTATGCAAGAGAGGCAATAACAAACATTAGAAATAATTTAAAGAAATACCCTCAAGGCTATAAAGGTGATGACTTTAATCACGAACTTAAACTTGCTAAAAGCGCATTTAAAAATCAAGTTAAGCAGGAAAGAGAGAAAAGAAAAGCAAATGAAGATGTAGAATACGTTCTAGATTATCTTGTAAATGAAGGCTTTACTGATTCTTATGATGGGGCAGAAGCCATTTTAGAAACAATGTCAGATGAATGGTTAGATAGTATTATTGAGGCCAGAAAAGTTAAAATTAAGGTTGATGTTAAACGGCCAATAGAATGGAAAATCGCGGATATTGGTCCGGGTAAAAAAGAATACAATATAAAAACTTCTAAAGACTAAATTGCAAAAGACTGCAACATTAACAATATAATAAATCAATAAATAGTAGTGAGAAGAGAAATCTTCTTATTAGAAGTTAAAGATTTATTACTAAAAGATTCCAGAAATGGTCCTTTCATTAATGCTTCACCTCTAATTGGTATTAAAATCCAATTACAATGAGTAATAATCCCAGACGACTTATTTAAAGTCATTTGCGGAATAATTCGTCTGGCATTATGTCGGGAATGAATTGGATTTTATTACCTCAAAAGTAAAATCCCATTCTTTACCTAAAAATAAAACAAATGGCAGACACAATTTATGCGCGTTTGTTATTAAAATTTGCGTAGTTGTGTAATAAAAAAGACCCTTCGAGGGTCTTTTTTATTTCTTATTAATAGTGTCAGGAGTCTATGTAAACTTACATTCAAATTCTTGGTTCCAGGCATCAACACCAACAGTATTAATTATCCGTTCTTTCCATTCCTTATCTTTTCCCGGAATATCATACCATTTGATTAGAGTTCTTACGAACTGATTCTTACCGTCTTCAGAGTCTTTCCAGATTTTATTGAAGCAATCATCCTGTCGTTTAACTGAAGATGCAATGATGACTTTAATGGAGTTATCCCCAGTAAACATAGGAAAAATCTTAAGGAAGAGGTCTTGTGCATCCTTATCTGAAAAAGATGCAAACTCATCAAGATATACAAGGTTAAAATTCCAACCCTTAAAACTACTGTAAGTTGTATTATTCATAATAACCCTAGAACCATTCTCCAATTCTAATGTAGACTCATTCCATTTGATAATTTTATGTTGCATCCATTCTGGAAGATTTTCATAGGCATTCAGTAACATTTGAAAAGCACCACGCCCCATTGCGATTTTGGGGAAAAATATTCCATCATTTACATTATCATTAAAGATTATATGATGTAAAACATAGAAAAGGCCGGTTGAAGTTTTACCTGCTACTTGTCTGGGTGCCTTCAAAATATTGAAGCGGTTATTGTGATATTTATTGATAAGTTTCTCTTGTGGTTCATATAATTTAATATTAGTCAATCCATCTTTAAGATGTTCAAATTTTACATAATTATTGATGAAATATACTGGGTCGTCCTTGCACTTTTGTAGTTCTTCAATGTGTTTTCTGGATTTCTTGTATTCATCCGTGGACCAATGGTAATTATCCCATCCACACATTATTGCATTTGCAAACCAGGAGAGCATTAGGTCTTCGTCGCCACCGTATAGTTCTACAAATTCTTTTGCCCATCGTTGAGCGTTCATATCAGTATTTAAGGGTTTCATAGTGTTTGGGTTTGGGGGGTGTTATATATGGTTATGAAAACGGGGATAGTATGAATAGGAAGACTCCGAAGAGATTAAAGAATAGAAGGATTTGGAGCATTTTGAGTTTTTGGTTTTCTATGCTTCCAATTTTGTTTTCCAGTATTTGCTTCTTTTGTTCGTTGTATTATTTTATCCCTACAAATACCTTCCCCTGAATTTGGATTTTTATCTCCAGACCAAGCGCCCCTTTCTATTGCTTTTTGAGAAATTTTAGCTCTAACTTCTTTGTCGTCCATAGGATTTCCATAATCGTTTCTATGTCTTATTTTAACTTTCATTTCATCTAATGATTTTCTAATCCAAACTAATCCACATCCCATAATAGTTTTTATTTCCCTTAAGGTTTTGCCTTCTTTATAGAGCTTTGCAATTTGTTCTGGAGGATAATTATTTCTTAAATCATTTATTTTCTTCTCATTTAATACTTTTAAATGAGTTTTTTCTTTCATTATTTTGCTATGCTTTGGTCTCTTCTTTCCTCTACGTATATCTCCCATTTTTTTCCTTTGTTCTTCTGTATAAACATATCCAGAGGGACCATCCCCACCATCAGTTAAATTATAGAGAATACCAGTTTTTAAATCCTTTCTACCAAAGATAGCAATCATATAAATTTCGTGTTTGAATGCTTCTTCTTCTGTAAGATTTTTCTTCAGAAACAAAATCCTATTTTTTGAAGGCACATAGGCACTATGTCGTCTTCTATCATATGCCCTTTTTCCCTTCCCTTTACCAATATAGTAAGGAGAACCATCTTCTCTCAAATAAGCATAGGTATAATATACATTTTTCATTACTTCTACTCCAAAGTTAGTCCTATACTATTTATAAAAAAGGAACTCCAAAGAGTTCCCTTTATTATACCAGTATTAGGTTTTTATATCAACCAATTTTGGGAGCAACTAGTGCTACTTCAGTTGTGTTGATTTTAGCAAGGTCTAGAGGGAAATTCGTGAACTCCATAAGTTTACTATCCTTATGGCACAGACTATATCATCAACCTTTGTTATTAGGTTGTCGGGCGCTTAATCCTGTCATTAAGAAGACTGAACTTCTCAGGTAGTCGTTGAACCTTTCTTAGATGTATCTAAGACTTGGCTGCTGATTGCCCTATTTTTAGAGGGTTTCCAGCAATTCACCCGATTTACACTTATTGATTACTCAATAAGGCCACCATTTCTAATGGGCATTTCTCTCATGCATTGTCTCCATTCCTAGTCCCGCTCTTGTCAATATGTCCGCCCAAGTAGGAATTACTCGGTTTTGACTATCAACAATGGACTGGTTGAAATTGAATCCGTTCAGGTTAAATGCCATAGTGCTAACACCAAGGGCAGTAAACCAGATACCTACAACAGGCCATGCGGCGAGGAAGAAGTGTAATGAACGGGAGTTATTAAAGGACGCATATTGGAAAATAAGACGACCGAAGTAACCGTGAGCCAATTGTCCAAAAGTTTCCTTAAGGGTTGGACTATATCTTCACCTATTAAAGGTGCTGGGCGCTCTTGCCTGTTATTAAGGGAACTGCATCCCTCAGGTAGTCTCTGAACCTTTCCTAGATGTATCTAGGACTTGGATGCTGATTGCCTTATCCATAAAGGACTTAGGTTTCCAGCAGTTCACCCAGTTTAACGTGACCCGCTCTGTCAAGCCACGATGTTGTAAGTCTCTTCTTCTTGACCGAACTTATACCCATAATTCTGGGAATCATTTTCGGTTGTTTCACGAACCAACGATGAGGTTACGAGGGAACCCCTATTATACCTTATTTTCATAAGGAATGGACTATATCATCAACCTATTTTATTAGGTTGTCGGGCACTTAAACCTGTTATTAAGGGAACTATATCCCTCAGGTAGTCTCTGAACCTTTCTCAGATGTATCTGAGTCTTGGATGCTGATTGCCGTATCCATAAAGGACTTAGGGTTCCAGCAGTTCACCCGATTTTCACTTACTGATTACTCAGCAAGGGCACAGTTCCCTATGCATCGCTGAGAAAAGACTTCCTCCAAAAACACCTGCAACGCCCGCCATATGGAACGGATGCATTAGGATGTTATGTTCTGCCTGGAATACCAACCATTAGGCAGAACGGGAACCTATGTTTCCATAGGGATTGGACTATATCATCAACCTTTTACTTTCTCCCATCTGATTTTTGCCGCTTTAGTTTGTTGTTCTTTGCGAGTTTCAGAAAGAACTAATCTTCTTTCTTGTATAACTTTAAGACATTCATTTATTCTTTGAGTTCTTCTACTACCCATATGAGGTAATATTTGTAAGAGAACTTTTTCTACTTCATCTCTTTTAGTGAGACTTATAGCATAAATGGTTTTTCTTTCAGTTGTTTTCGCTTTTTCATTTATTGGAACATTATTAAGAAGTTTTGCTGCCTTTTCAACAACATCCTTATCAGTCATAGAAAGTCTAATAACTATTTGAGTTGGATGATGATGTCTAGGTTTAGTTATCTGAAAATAACCTTCTCCTTCCAATAAACCTGCTAGCCAAGCTGCGTCAATATCAGTCATTTGTTTATCCTCAACTTATATTATTATTTATACATCTACCTATTTCTAGGTGGTGTCGTTGGATAAACATTATATCATAAAAGGTTGTCGGGCGCTAGTGTCGTATTACATTCCACGCTTGGAATACCGACTAGTCTCTGAACCTTACACAGAAGTATCGTCTGTGTCTTGGATGCTGATTGCCGTATCCATAAAGGACTTAGGTTTCCAGCAGTTCACCCGATTTATACTACACATTGGTTTAGTTTATGTAGTTGAAGGTTCCACTAATCCCAAGAGGCATAGAATCACTAAAAGAACCTTGACCGAAGGGGTAGATTAGGAATACGGCAGTGGCAGCAGCAACAGGTGCGCTGTAAGCAACCATAATCCAGGGACGCATACCTAAACGATAAGAAAGTTCCCATTCACGACCCATATAGCAGTAAATGCCAATCAGGAAGTGAAATACGATGAGTTGAAATGGACCACCATTATAGCAGTGGGGTTCCATATGTTTCCATATGGACTGGACTATATCTTCACCTTATTTCTATTTAAGGTGTCGGGCGCTAATCTGGTATTACGAACCACGCTTGGTTCCCCCAGTAGTCTCTGAACCTTCCACAGAAGTATCGTCTGTGGCTTGGCTGCTGATTGGCGTATTTTCTAAAATCCAACTACAAGAAATACCACTTGTTAAAAGTCTATTTCCATTAGCAACTTTATTGAGATGGGACTGATAAACTTTTATCCCGTATTTTTCCAAAATTATAGAGCAAACAACATTAAGTGTTTTATCTTCTTCTGGATTAAAAATTACATCTCCAAGATGATTACCAATAGTTCTTTCAGTCATCTTTTTATAAATGTGAAAAACTTTTTTATATTGTCTATTGGTTATAGTTTCTTTAGTTGCATTTCTTGGATTTTTATAGGCATAATTGATAAGATTTTTACCAATTTTTTGCCTTACACTTTTAGGTTGTTTGAGCGCAGCAGAACGAAGTTGTCCGCTTTCTTTTGCAACCTTACCACCTTTTTTACCTGCAAGAGAAATAACTTGATGAATTATTTCTTCTTTTTGAGAATAACCTGCAAGTGCTTTCCAGGCAATCTTATCTTCTTCGTTTCCCCAAAGACGCCAGTTGCAATAATGAAACATTGCGTGTTGTGTTGGAGAAATTTCAACAAGATTTTGTGGTTCATCAGAACCGCCTAGATATTTTGGAATAAGATGATGTTTATGTCTCATAGAAAACTTAGCTTTCCAGCAATTCACCCGATTTAAAGTGGCCCAATATTATTTATAAAGCCACTCATCAAGACTTGCCGCTTCCCAGATGGGGTAGAAATGCAGTCCGATAGCATTAGAACTTGGAATAACTGCACCACTGATGATGTTATTACCATACATAAGAGACCCAGCAACTGGTTCTCTAATCCCGTCTCTTATCCCAATAAAACAGTCATATCTTGTGACTTAGACCGTTTCAATTGACCAATTTGATTTGCTCGTTTTGCATTTTCAACTCTTCCCCCGTTTTCTACCCAATCTTTCCACTCATTAATATGAGAAATACATTCTTTAATTCTTTCACTTCTTCTTTTACCCATATATGGGAGTATTTTTTCTAAAATGAAAAGAACTTTTTCTCTATTGCCTATATGGAGAGCGTAAACTGTTTTCCCCGTGAGGGTTTTCCTATTGGGTATAAAATAGGGTTTATCTACAAAATTACCTAATTTAGCAACCACATCTTCGTCAGTCATAACAAGACGAATATATGGTGCCGGTGGAGCTTTAGATGTTTCATAGCGACCCTTGGAGCGATTATCTATTCCAAAGTATCCTTCACCTTCTAAAATTCCAGCAATCCAAGTAATTTGAGATTCAGTTAAATCAAGCATTTTGGTTTCACATCTGCTGTTATATTTATACAGCAAGCGCAAATAAAAGTCAACTGTGAGATTTGGACCATATCTTCACCCTTTATACAAAGGGGCTGGGCGCTCTAGTCGGTTATTAAGCAGTCTCAACTGCTCCGATGGCCTCTGAACCTTCCTCAAGTGTACTTGAGGCTTGGCTGCTGATTGCCTTTCGGTTTCCAGCAATTCACCCAGTTTTTACATCACCCTTACGGATGAAGGACACAGACTAAAGCAGTATGTCTACAGGAGGTGCGCCAATAAACGCAATAATGAAGCAAGTAGTAGCTGTGAGTAATGTTGGAATCATAAGAACACCAAACCATCCCACATATAAACGATTGTTCGTAGAAGTAACCCAGGAGCAAAATTGTTCCCAGAGATTACTCTCTGAACGTGTAGCAATTGTAGCAGTCATATTTGAAAAAAAGGTAACAAATATTCGCGGGGACGAATGTGATTATTATTTCTTCTCACCCCCAGAGAAGATATGAGAGACGTATTTAACGTGCAAAGTCTCGGTAAGCGCGGGCAGCAAGTTAGGATTTCCTGACTTGCTTATGTATATAGTAGCATTGTTTTAAGGTTTTGTCAAGGGGTCTGGGCCAGTTAAGAAAGTGTCCCATTCCTATTAAATTTAAAATTGAGATGATTACTTTCATCATCAATAAAGTTAATAAAAAGACTATCAACCTTACACATTTTTAAAATTTTATCTGCACATTCTAAAACCAATGCCAGTTTATACTCACAGTTTCTTATGTTAATAAAGACCGAATCAATTCTTTTGCTATCACCCTTAAGACGCCTAATTTCTTTCACTAAGGCTATAATAAAATCAAAATAGTGATCATATCTTGAGAATGCTTGTTCAAATGTTCTTTCTTTCATTTCGTATTTTTAAACATTTCAGGAAACTCTTCTGGTTTTAATTCCACTACATTACACTCGGAAACATTTTCGGGCTCCTCTAAGTAAAAATATTCAAACAATAGATCAGTCGGGCTATCTGCAAAATAATCACCAAAGGCTTTAGGTGTACTTAAATCATCATAATCGTGCTGATTTGCATTAAACCCAATATAAAAAGTAACTTTATAAACGCGCATATCTTTGCGAGATTCTTTATGAATTTCAATATCTGTTTGAAGTTGTGTAAGCTCTTCAAAGGAGAGTTTGCTCAAATCAATTTTCATCGTGGGTGTTCTCCACATTATAATTTAAATTATTCAATCGTTCTTCTCCATTGAGACGACACCTCATAAAATATCTTTCAACTCCCTTTAAAAATTCAAGAGTATTGTCGTCGTTTTTATATTTATACTTATCTGTAATATCTCCAATAAGACGGTAAACTCGTTCGAGTAAAAAAGTTCTTTCAATAGTTGCCGAGTTGGTTTTGGGCGCATCTCGAAGTTCTGTGCTTAAATGATCAAGCAAATATTTCGGGTCATCAATACTTTCTAAATCTCTACAAAATTTCTCATAGGTAAATAAATTGTCTAGTTCTCTTAACGGAAGCTCTTCTGGGCTAAAAAAATCAATTTTCATAAGATTCCTCATTCTTTAGTGTATTCTAAACCAATCATAGTCCGACGAGCGATAATTGCATCAAAAACCTGACCAAGGCTATTCTCTCGCCCGCAGTAGTCATCAATACCATCGGGCCCATCATACAATGACCATTCATAAGAATCTGTTTCTGGTATGTAACATATTTCAATGTTCATATTATTAAAAATTGTAGTTTACAGGAAAATAATAAGAGTTTCTAACCGATTAAATTATGATCATAAGTCCAAAAGAAACTCAAATGCCCTCTTAGTTTGAATAATTTCTCTAGTTGAACTTGTATTGTTTTCAACCCAGTAGCGAACCCAAGAATCCTCATCTTTTGCAAGAATGATTAGAGTTTCTGGTGGTGTGTTGGAGTTTTGAGCAACCCCCAAGCGAACACACCAATCCTTATCTTTTGCAAGAATGATTAGAGTTTCTTGTGGTGTGTTGGAGTTTTCGGCAACCCTACAGCGAACCCACCGTTCCTCATCTTTTGCAAGAATGATTAGAGTTTCTGGTGGTGTGTTTGAGTTATTGGCAACCCTATAACGAACATTCACATTTTTATCTTTTGCAAGAATGATTAGAGTTTCTTGTGGTGTGTCAGCACTTAATGCTAAATCAAATTTGTCCATAATAAATTATTTGGTCCAAGAATGTCCAATAAAATCAATAGAAAGATCAAATTTCCAAAAGCATAACAAAAAACTTAAAAAGGGATTTTGACTAATTTGAATTTGCAGAAAATAAACGGGAGTTTTGCTATACCCAACTGAAATCTGTAGAAACGAACGACGACGAATTTCCAAAATCCCGAGGTTAAAACAAACTCCATAGTCATCAGTTCTGTTAAATTTAAATAGTTTCATCAATCAAATCTCCAAGATCTTCAAAGAAATTTTCATTCAATGGAACACAATCATCTAGATTGATGTTTGCAGTCACTTTTATCAAATCCTCTAAAAACTCTTTAGGATAGGTATCATCATCATTCAAATCATACCAGAAAGTTAAATAGCATTGTTCAAAAGGATCATCATCATTTAAAAGAACATAATTCTTCTGATTATCGGGAAACCATACAAGGTCCATCCAAGTATGAAAATTATAATAAATTGATGTCCATCCAGTCATCCAACAAAGTTCAATCCAATAATTCCACCAATTTAATTTAATCTTATCAGATGCTCTAATGAATCTTGAAAATGTCATAGTTTTGCGTACTCAAGAAAAAAGTTATGTGCTCTTACGGTTTGAATAATTTCTCTGGTTGAATTAGGATTGTTTTCAACGTTATCGCGAACATCAAAAACCTTATCTTTCGCGAGAATGATTAGGGCTTCTGGTGGTGTGTTGGAGTTTTTGGCAACCCAATAGCGAACACCAGAATCCTTATCTTTTGCAAGAACAATTAGAGTTTCTGGTGGTGTGTTGGAGTTTTTGGCAACACACAAGCGAACATCCCAATCCTCATCTTTTGCAAGAATGATTAGGGCTTCTGGTGGTGTGTTGTAGTTTTGGGCAACCCTACAGCGAACATAAGAATTCTCATCTTTTGCAAGATTGATTAGAGCTTCTTTTGGAGTGTTGGGGTCTATACTTTCGCTAAATTGACTCATAATGTCTCTGGAATGTGATGTTTAAGTTTCATTAACAATTCATACTCAGCACCCGAACCTTTATCTGCAACCGATGCCTCATAAAAATCAATTGCCTCATTGTGATACTCAAAAGAATGAGAAGTCCCGGTTGTTACATTATTTACAATGAATCTAATGTTATCATCGGGAGTGTCTTTCTCAAGTTCAACATCTTGAGGTAAAGGGGAAATACTAAGGAATAGAACTTCCTTGACTTTAAGTTCTTTAGCAGTCTTGGCTTCTAATTCTAGAAGACTCTTTTTAACGAGGTTCAGTGGACCTGGTACAATTCCTCTTCCCACAACTCCACCATCAGTAGAATAGTGAATCAAATAAGTTGTTGACATAATCACCAAAGATAAATTGCATCAGTATCGCCATCTTTATCATCTTCGTGAGGACCATAATACCAGGCACTATTGATATTTAACTTTAGTTTAACATCTTCAACGTGTGTAACATCGCTGAGACCACCTTCATAACCAGGAATTACTACCATAGTGTCATCGGGATAATCAAACATCATTTCAATCAATTCGGCTTTTGTCATTTTGGGGTTGGTGAACTATGCGAGTATTATGAACCAATTTTCAGATTAATGGAGAAATGGTGGACAGTTTGAAAACTGACTCGAACGATTTTTTAATAAATACTTCAACTAACATTTAAATGTAATGAAAACTTTTGAAGAGTTTATTTCGGAAAGGTATTACTCACCTAATACAAAACTTCCAGGTTCTGGTAAAACTCCAGTAGAAAAAGCCGTTAATAGGAATAAACAAAGAAATGATAATATTGGACCAAATTCAGATATTGTAAGAGCAGTAAAGCACAAGTCATTGATACCAAAAGTAAAACATGGAGCCGATAACAAAAATTACAATCCACATTCAAATCATCCTGATGTAGATATAGATGCTCATAAAGACCATTATATGACTGTTCATCATCATCCTTCTGGAATTAGTTTTAATGCAACAAAATCAGCAGATGGTATTCATAGTGTTGAATGGGAACATGGTAGAAATACGCGGAACATGAGACCTAGTGAAAGAGTTAGATTGGCAAAAACTGCTAAGCACGTATGGGATAATCACGTTGTTACAAATATTCCGCACAATTCAATAATTCATAATCGCCCATATTTTGATATTAAAAGAAGTACCGGTGAGGAAAGAAATAAGAGAGCAGAGATTTATCAAAATAGAGGAGGATTTGGACCAATGGATAAACATGGAGATCAATTTGGTTTTGTGGGTCGCCCTCTTTCACCTAAACAAAAAGCAAAAGGTAAAAAGCAAGTTCAACCAAGAAATCCAGAAGAGGTTAAAAAATCTGTCAATTGGGACGGACCAATGTTGTAATGATTAATAGGAAAGTTTATTGATTGGAGATCTGTTTAGATAATCTCTTAAGTTTGGCTTTTCGTTTTTGTAATCTCTCCATCCGAAGCGAATATTCTGCATCTGATTCAATTCTCTCGTAGTATAGAGAAGTTCCATGACCAGATGGCCCGCCAAATCCAATACCAAGATATTTGATTCCAGTTGAATCGGGTTCATCGGTATCTGGATTTCTTAGTGTTTGAGACCACTCTTTTAGATGTTGAAGTCTTTCAAACAATTCATCAAAAGTTCCTTCTAGGGCATCAATTTCAAGACCAAACTCTTTCAATGTTAGCTTTTGCATAGTTTGTTTTATAAGGCTTTCTTATTATGAACCAATTTTCTGATTAATGTGAAAATGGTGGACAGTTTTCCTTTTGACCCTTTTGGTGAAAATTTTTTGGCGGGAAAATTTTTTATGAACGAGGGGTGTCTTAAAACATATGGGACCCATTGACTTTTTATTTAAAACGCACTTGGGGGGTATGGGGTATCTTATCGCTAGGCCACGGGACCGGCCACCGATGGACGGCTTGGCTACTGTCCCTAGTAC